GGTCTCGATGGTGAGCTGAGCACCGCTCTCCTCGATTGCCGCAATCGCGCAGTCCAGTGCTCGGGCTTCCACGCACGGGCACGAATCGGTGAAGCAGTCTGCTCGATGCTTCCCCCTCTCCTCCCGAAGCTGCGTCAGCAAGTCGTCAGGGTTACTCATCGCGGGAGCCGTTCGCGCTGCGCCTTGGTCAGCGTTTCCTCGGTGCGCATGTAGTCGGGATGCCAGACCCAAATCTTGAGCCTGTACTTGACTCGCTCCAGTTCTCCTCCAGTCTCAACGCTGTCGGCAAATTTGCGAAGTTCGGCGGCAACTTCCTTCGCGGACGAGTACTCCCCTAGATCTTTCGGCTCTCTCATCTCTCCCCTCCCAGGAGGCGGGCCTTGGCGCGGTGGTACTGGGTCAATGCCGCTTGCAGCTCGTAAGTATTCCCTCCATCCACGTTGGCAACGATGCGCCCACCTTGCCTCGCTATCCTCTCCGCCGCGCGGAGGAGGGCGCGCCAGTCCTTGGTATAGCTCGGGTCGAACTCGTAGCGCATTCGACTCACCAACTTCTCTACCTCGCTACTTGCCATCGCTCAGGGCCTCCTGGCAGATGCTCATTCATCGTCATGCGGACCCCAAGACGCACCATCCGTTCAAGGATGGCCGCCTCACGGCCACGGGCCCACGCTTTCCGCTCGTCCTCAGGAAGCGCCGCGATGCGTTGGCGGGCGTCGAGAATCACGAGGTGGCAATCGGACAGGCCGAATTTCCCGCCGATGCGCGACAAATACGCGAGCCGCTCGTAGGCGCCACTCCCGAGGTACTCGCGCATCCAGTCCCACCACGCCTGACGCGGCGGGGTGTGGCGAAGATGGTCCGCAGAGCAGAGGGCGAACGTGTTGGTCGGGTCGAACCGGATGGCCCGCTCCGCGCGCGAGAACCCGTGCGCGCAATCCATCGCCTCGGGACGAAACGGAGCGTCGCACATCTCGCAACGCTCGTGGGCCGCGCGAACCCATACGCTCCACAGGTCATCCGCGATCTTTCGCACGTCTCCAAAGCGGGCGAGGTTGCTACCCTGTGCGCTCGACTTCGCGCGGCGCGTCGCCCTGCGTTGTCGGCCTCGGCAGACCGAGCACGCCCCGGCCTTCGTGTGACCCGTGCCGCGTTGGCACTTTTCACAAAACAGGAACGCGGCATAGCGGAGACCCATCAGGTCCGCCCCGAGCGCACGAGGTGGCGTTCGGCCCCACCGCGTTCGAGCATCCGCTCGCGCGTCGCGGCCTCGGCCTCGGGCCTGGGCGCCGCCGCATCCATCGGCGGACGGCCCGCCTTGACCCAACACCGCGCGGAGCACACGTTGAGCCTCGGGAAGCGCACGAACACGGCGCTGGACTCGCGACACACGTCACAGAGCCACACCCACGACGCGGCAACCTGGGCGGCGTGTTGCTCGCGTTGATGCTTCGTGGGGGCCTTCACTGGGCCCCGTCCGCGAAGAGTGGGCCCGCGATGCGGCGGCGCGCCATCTCGCAGTAGGCCGGATTCAGCTCGAGCCCGAGGTAGCGCCGGCCGTGACGCAGCGCTACCACGCCGACCGTGCCAGAGCCGCTGAACGGGTCAAGCACCAGGTCGCCCGGAGCGGAGCCGGCGAGGATGCACGGCTCTACCGGGGCCTCAGGGAACGTGGCGAAATGGGCCTCAGCGAAAGGCTGGCTGGCGACGGTCCAGACCGTGCGGCGGTTGCGGGTCGGGCTCGGCCCGATGTGGTGGAGATTGGCGGCCGTGCGGCCCTTCACGGGATCGGCCACGGTGAATGCCGTGGGGTTCACGTTCCCAGGACCCTCCGGCCTAAGCGCAGGCTCCTCGATCGCATCGGCGTCGTAGAAGTACCGTTCCGACTTCGCCAGCAGGAACAGGTACTCGTGCGCCTTCGTGGGCCGGTCGGTCACGCTCTCCGGCATTGGGTTCGGCTTGGCCCAGATGATGTCCGAGCGGAGATACCAGCCGTCCGCGTGGAGCGCGAAGGCCACGCGCCAGGGGATGCCCACAAGGTCTTTTGGCTTGAGGCCAGGAATCGGCATCCGGTTCGGGCTTGTGGCAGCGGCACGTTCGGCCCAACGCGCGCCCTGCTCCCCGCCCCCTGGGCACGCTCCAACCTTTCCCGCCCCGGTCGCGTAGCTATCGCCGAGGTTGAGCCAGAGCGTCCCGTCCTTTGTGAGCACGCGCCGCACCTCGGAGAACACCTCGACCATGCGCGCCACGTATTCCTCTGGCGTGGCTTCGAGCCCGAGCTGCGCGTCTATGCGGGCCGCACCGCACTTGCGACACGTCTGTCCCTGCGGCATGGTGAACGTGCGCATCTTTACGTCCTCGGAAGTGTATCCAGCCAACGACGACGACGACGACGACGCAAGGGGCATGCCTTTGTGGTCGCACCCATCCGCGCCACCCTCCCATTTCGCGGTCCCGTAATCGCGAAGGCCCCAGTACGGCGGCGATGTCACGCAGCACCGCACCGACTCGTCCGGCATCTCCCGCAAGAGCGCCAGCGCGTCGCCCTGCCGCACCTCCCACGTCACGCGACGGCCTCGGCGAACCGCTCGTTTGGTTCGGGAATGTAGATCCCGCATTCGAGCGCGGCCCACGCAGCGATCGCCCGCCAATAGGCGTTGAATTGCACCGTCGTCAATCGCGTGGTGCTCGCCGGCGCTTCGATCGTGCCGGCCTTCGTACCTGGGAGCGTGAGCACCTCGACGCCCAGGAACCGAAATTTCATCGCCTCGTGTACGTGCTCTTTATCTCGGAACGCGCATCGTTCGCCCAGGTCCGCGGCCTTCTTCCGGAACCCGCCGAGGAGCGTAGCGAGCACGACGCCCCAATAGAATCGGTTTTGCGCGTTGCTCCGACGCTTCGACATGCGCGCGATCGTCAACGTAACGTGTTGGTCGATGAGGCGGCCGAGGGCCGTCAGCCATGCCGCGGTATTCGCGGGGACGAATGCCGGGACGGTGCCGCGCCATTCCACCGTCCCGCCCATGTCGATGATGACCTCGGGCGGGGAGTCGATGTCGATGAGGTCCTCGCTCACTCGTCGCTCCCGGGCTCGCGTGACACGGGCTCGGCGCATTGGCTCAAGGTCATCACGCCGGCGGTCACGTTGATCCGCTCCAACCACGCGGCGAGGCTCTCGCCCTCGCGGCGCGGGTTGTCGATGCGCGCGTCGTCAACCGCGACCTCTTGGGCCCGGCTCTCGAACGCGGTCCCCTCGCGGACGACGGGCCGCCACTTCCGGGCGCGCTTCACGCCGCGGCCTTGCGCGCGTGGTAGGCGGCGAGTTTGCGCGCCGACTCCGAGCGGCGAAACGCGACGGACCGGGCGAGCCTGCGGTAGCGGGCCCGAGCCCCTCCTTCGCCGTGCCGGTAAAGACATCTCGAAGGCGCGGGCCGCTCCGTCACCGATTCGCCTCGGCCCGCGCCTTGACCAGCTTGCCGGCGCGCCACAGCCTTGACGTTGATCTGTGTCCCGTCCGGCATGTCAACGCAGATCCACCACGCGTCACGGGCGATCTGTTCGAGATGGAAGTGCTTCGGGCTGGCCGCAACCACCGCATCAAGGGAGCCGTCCTCGTTGAGCCTGATTTCGTAGCTCACGCGGGCACCCGCAGGACAGGGACCGCCCGAGCCTTCGCAAGCGCAAGGGCGTAGGCCGAAGGATGCTGCGTATCGAAGGGCGGGCACTTCTTGGCTCGAACCCAGTCGCCACGCTTCTCCGCTGGCTCCAGCCAGCGATACGTCGTCCACCGCCCCGGGTCGATGCCGATGGCCTTGATACGCTTCGCCGTAATGACTCCGCGTACCTCCAGTTCGGCGAGCACCTGGAGAGCGGCCAGCTTCCACGCCGTCAGCGAGACCGGGCAGGGCGAGCCGGCCACCGAGTCGGTCGGGCCCCCCGGCAGCGCGTGACGCTCGCCGGGATTCCAGTCGATCCATTCGGCCCGATGGTTTAGGCTCGGGGCGAAGCCTAAGACGTACGGGCGGAAGACTTCGAGACCGAGCCGCGACGCGATCTCGGAAAGTGGGTTGGTCGTGGGCACCAAAACGGCTCGGAAGTCTGGCCCCTTATGGTCGAAGTGAAAGGTGTAGTCGTCCGGCGCGGCCTGACCGATGACCTCGGCATTGAGCCTTAGTTTGGCCTGGACCCCGAGCTGCCATCCCTCGGGATGAACGATGAGGATGTCCCAGCCCGCCCATTCGGCGTAGCACCTCACCTCGGGATGGTCCTTACCAAGCCATAGGATGAAGGCGGCGCAGAGGTCGGCCTCGGTTGCGAAAGCTTTCGCCTTCACGCGGTCCTCTGGGCCAGGACAGGGACCGTGGGCAATGCCGCCTCTTGCTCGGCGCTCCAGCGGTAGCCGTAGCGATGCTCTTTGCAGTACCGGGACGGGTGCGCGGTCGTGCGTTTGCACTGCCCACGAGCGTTGACGTAGCGCCGGCCCTTGGAGCGCCGCTCCCACCAATGCGCGCACCGTTCCACCCTAAGCATCATCGCGTCTCCACCAGGACAGGGACCGTGGGCGCGGTCGTGGCCTCCAGCTCGGCAAGCGCCAAGCGCACCACGTTTCGGGCCATGCTCAACTTGACCTGGCGCGATTCGATCATCGCAGCCGCGAGCTTCAGCTTGTCGGCGACCGGAAGCGCCTCGATCTCGCGCGCCAGTCTTTGGGGTTCCTCGCTCATCGTCCCAGCCACAGGGCCGCACGCCAGATGGCCCACACCTTCATGCCGCGCTCACGGGTTCAAGCCAGTCTGGCCTGTTCTCTCGTATCCACGCCTCGACGTTCACGACCGCCTCGTGCGTCGCCTCGCACTGCCAGACCCTGTACTCCTTGTGCATGACCAGCGAAAGGGCCTGGGCGGCAGTCTCCATCGCGTCGGTCGTTTCGGTCGGCTCATCGCCGCCGTATTCTTCATCTAGCCGTTCGATGAGCGATTCGAGGATTCCTTCCGCGCTGATGGACCACTCGTTCGTGAGGAGTTTGAGGCGGGTGAATCCGTGGACGATCAGCGTCTCACCGACGGCGGTCCGGAGATGCTCCAGGATGTTGCATTTGGGCGACAGCCAAGCATCAAGCGCAGCCTCGATAGCCTCGTCGGGCTCGCTATGGGTCAGCGTCTCCCTGTCGAGGCTGCAATCGAAGAGCGGGCAATCGGCAAAGCCTTCGTCTCGACTCACGTAGACGCTCATCGAATCCACCCCCCACACAATCCGGCTCAGCCCCCACACCACGGCCCAGGACGCCACGACCAGGGCCGTCACGCGGTCATCGCCTTTTCCCAATACGTCATGGCTTGTTCGACGGGCCCCTCGTAATACAGGAGCGACCGCCCGGGTCGCCTCGTCTCCGTAATTCCGCGGCGCACCACAAAGAGAGGCACGCCCGTCTCGCGCCAATGCCGCGCTAGCGCCCATTCCATCGAGGACATGAGCCGCTCGACCTTAGTGGCGCGCTCAAACTCGGCCCACACCTCGCGGACGTAGTGGGCCTTTTCTTGCTCGGTCATTCGGCGACCTCTTCCCTAGCGGCGGCCTTCTCCCACCGAGCGATCGCGGCCTTTCGCGCCTTCTCCGTGCGCGACGCCTTGCGATAGAGCGCATTCTCGGTCATGCCTGGATGGTACAGGTCGAAGTTGATGAGCCTCACGCCGCCCGGCACGCGCTCTAGCGTTCGGCCCTCGGGGTCGTGCTCAACCGTTCGGCTTTCGGGGTCGGGTGCCGCGAGACGGTCGATCGACGCGCGGACGACTTCGAGCGGGAGCCCTGTTCGCATCGCGAGCCCGGTGTCTCCGATTCGCACGGTCCCCGGTTCCTCGTTTAGCGGGTCCTGGGCGAGCGCCACGAGGAGCACGAGGAGTTTGATCGTTTGGGGGTCCTCGGTAAACCACCGCGAGGAGTCGAGTAGGCGACGGCTAACCTTGAACCACCCGTCCGGCTGACTCATCGGCCGATGCTCGGGGCATGCTTGGGAATGCTTGGAGCATTTCGCCCATGCTTGGGATGCTCGACTCTCCGTCTCTGTCTCTGTCTCTGTGTCGGTGTACGTCTCTGCACGGACCGAAACGTCTCTATTCCTAGTGGTAGCGCCATGGCGTTATTCGGCCTCGTGAAGGGTGTAGACGGCGAGTCCGGAGGCGTGGTGCTCCGTGACCGCGATAGGGTTCCACTCACGCTCTCGACCATGGAACCAGCGGAGGTGCTCGCGGACTTCCATGACGCGGGCCCCGAAGCGGAACCCGCCAACCGCGAGCAGGTCGGCATTCGTGGCGGGGCCCTTTCGCAACCGTTCGAGGACGTTGAGGGCCTTGCCCGCGAGTCGCTTTCGGGCCACCGGTGCGACCGTTCCGTTGACCTTCGGGACCGGTTGTCCGTCCGGGTCGAACGGGAGCCGCGCCTGTCCCGGGTTGATCCGAGGGCGAGCGTCGGTCCAAATCCGGACTTTGTGACGCTCGCAGCATCCCGACCTTCGCTGCGCCGGCACGATCCGGCCGCACCGGATGATCGGCACGACGCCGACCGGCGAGAGCCGCGCACCGCATATTCGGTCCGGTCCGACGTAGCGGAAGCGCCGCGAGGAGCCGTATATACGGGTCCTGTCGTCGCTAAGAGGCGACGGATTGGGCGGGGTGGCGTCTTCTACCTTGGGCGTCACTCCGGCGCCCCTGAGGACAACAGGAGCGGCGAAACCTTGCCTATTTCATAGCGCGTCTTTTCGGCCGCAACCGTCGTGCCGTGTGCGCCACGCACCGTCACGATTTCGCCCGTGTCTTCACGGACCGTTTGGACCTCGCCCGCCTTGTAGTCTTTGCGGTCGAACACCGTCACCTCGCGGGGCTCACTCCTCGTGCGCACCGCGGCGGCCAGTTCGCGGGCCTTCGCCTGGATCGTGTCGAGTTCCTCGGCGATGTCTTCTTTGATCGCCTTCGCGGTTTGGGCGGCGCGTTCGGCCTCGGCGGACTTCTCCGCTTCGTCTCCTACCGTCGTGGCAAGCTCGGAGCACCGGTGCTTGTATTCCGTCTCCGTGAGGGCCACCGGTAGCCGCATCGTCCGCACGTTCTCGCGTTCGTCGGTGAGCGTCTTGGCTTTCATCTATAGGTCCTCCGTGGTTATTGGATCGTCCCGTGGCACAGTGCCGCGAGCCGCGCGACCTCCAGGCTTGCGGCCTCTTCGATTAGGAATCGCCGCACCCATTCGTGGGCGTCGTCCCGCGTCGCGAACCCGAAAATCAGTTGTTGGTTGGCGCCTTGATCTGACCCGATGAAGGCGACCCATGTCCCGACCGCCGGCCCTTCGCCCACGTACGGGCTCGCGCCCAAACAGCGTTTCAAGCCCGAAACTCCAATTGAACGGGCTCGCGGCGGTGGGGGCGGCGCGACGTATCGCCGAAGAGTAAGAGCCGGGCCTCCCGCAGGAGTTCCCGCCCCACTCCGTCCGAGGTCCAAAGGGCGACGCCACGGGGCGTGTGATCGTCCGGGGACATGTCGCGCGAGCGCACGCGGGCGCGGACTGCCGCAGGGGTGCGGCACGTCGAGCCGAGCCGGCGGAAGGCGTCCGCAAGGTCGGCGGCCTCGTAGAGCATGGTGCTAGCCTCATCACGCATGCGTGAAGACGACCGGAGGGCGTGGGGTCCTTCGCTGCCCGCGGGAGGGCCGACGACGGGGAGGGCGCGGGCATCGAACGACGCCACGGCAAACGGCGGGGAGCCCGCAGGCCCCCCGCTTCCCCGGGGCGTTACTTGGAGTTCCTCATAGACCTCCCTTGTTTTGGGTTGTGCTGTGAGCTGGCGGCACGCCACGCCAAGGGCGAGCCACAACAGGGCGCCCAAGAGCGAGCCGAGTAGGATGCCGACCAGGGCGTTGACGTGCTCGCCGCCGCGCGTGGCGGCCATCAAAAGCACGCATCGCAAGCGCAGTGGGGCCGCTTGCCGCTCGCACAGAACCGCGACGGGGTGTGCCGGGGGCCCGTCACGTCGAATGGGTGCCGGTCGCTTTCATAAAACATCTTCCGGCACGTCCGACACGCCGGGTCGATGTAGCCCTCCCGCTCCCACCGCACCATGACCTCGCGGCGGGTTTCCGCTCGCGCCTGGGCCGTGGTGCTCACGCGGGCCTCCCCGTGGTCGGTTCGAGGTACACGCGAAGCGCCGCGAGCGTGACGGGCCCGTGGTACGCGATTCTCGGGAGCGGGGCCCCGGCATCACGGAGGGCGAGACACTCCGCGCTCACGCAAGAAGGGCAAAGCATCCGACCCGGGATGACGAGGTCGCGCACGATGCTCGCCCCGCACCGCGCACACTCGGTCCGCGGTCCCGGAATGCCGGGCGCGGCTACCGGACACATCACGAGGTGCGTCACCCGCGCACCCGGGAGACTTGCTGTTCGTCCTCGGTGATGTTCACGCCGGCGATGGTCCGCACACCGGCGGCGACCGCGGCGCGAATCTTCTTTTCGTCGACGCTCAGGTATTCGGCCGGGACGAGGTCGGCGCGCACGACCTCGAACAGCCACACCTTACGGACGCCCATGCTGCCGTAATCGCCCTTGAGGACCACTGCGGCGGGCGTGGGGGCCTCGGCGGCGGCGATCGCCTGGGCCTCGCTCGCGGCGGCGGCATCAACCAACGCCTTCGCGCGGCCCTTCGCCGTTTTCGCCTCTTCGGCCTTGCGAAGCGCCGAGGCCTCCGCTTCGGCCGCCTCCCGCTGGCGTCGCTGGAGTTCCTCGCGCTCGCGTTGCTCTCTGGCCCTCTCTTGCTCGTCCCATGCCCGCTTGTGGCGCTTCACCACGTCGACCGCGGCCTCGGCCGGCTCAGAGACGGCCTTGAACATGGCGTTGATGTCGCGCACTTGGGAATTGAGCGGGCCCACGGCCTTTTGTCGGGTGTCTTCCAGGCCCCGGAGCGCGACGCCGAGTTTCGACGCGACCTCAACGCGCTCGTGCATGTCCTCGCGCGTCTTCACCGGCCCGAGGGCCGTCAGGCGGGCAAGGATGTTGCGGGCCGCGAGCGCGTCGGCCTCGTAGCTTTGGAAGTTGAGCGCATGGTGTTCGTCGAGGAGCATGAGCGCGCCTGCGGCGACGACCGGCGCCGCGCTCACTTCGAGGACCCGAACGTGGGATGTTTCGAGAGGCCGTCCCATGCCGCCCGGACCGCGTCTCCCTTCATGCCACGGGCCGAGCGCACGCCGGCCACGGTGGCGAGGAGCGTGCCCGCGCCCTTTACGTTTCCGCCCACGAGCCGCAGACACTCCGCGCCGAGAGCCGCCGGGTCCTCAAGGGCCGGGGACCCTGGAGCGGGGACCCTTACGCGCGGAGGCTCGCCGGAGACTTCGGCATCGTCGCCGCCGGGTTCGCGTCCGACGACCTGGGCCTCGATAGGCGCCGGAACCGGCGTGGCCCGCTTGCCGTTGGTTTCCTCGTGCGCGCCCGCGATGTCCGCGATCTCTTCGGCCGGCGTCGGCCGGTAGCCAGCGAGGACCGCGACCCACGAGAGCACGTTTCGCATTGCCTTTGCGGCGGCGCGGGTCTGCGCCATGCTCGCGAGCTGGAACAGGGGGACCCGGTCGTCGCCCGTGCGGACCTTTTCCCGCTTCGGGAGTTTCTTCCCCTTCGCTTCGGAGAACTCCCAAATCAGCTCGTCTTTCCCTGGGTCCTCGACGCTGTGGCCGCCGCTCTTGCAGAGATAGGCCCATTCGTATTTGGGCCGCGAGCCCCACTTCTCCTCGTCGCTCAGGCAGTAGGCCGTGGCCCGCGTGATCTCGCGCCCGTCCTTGTCGAGCGCCACGGCCGACGCCTTGAACCCGCGCACCGTCGCGCCCGCGTCGTCGCTGAAGTAGACAAACTCGGGGTCCCCGTCCTCCTTCGCCGTGATGCCGTAGAAACGGCCGAGCGTTTGCCAGTCCTCGAATTCGAGGTATTGCTCGCCGTTCATCACGACCTTTTTGGCTTTCTGTGAGATGACGCCCTGGAGCGCGACCGCCGCGGTTCGGGCGTCGGCCAAGACATCGACCGGACGATGCTCCAACAGCGTCAAGGCTTGGGTTGTGGGTTCCTCTGTTACCGCCACCGCAGTCGACATCGCATGACCTCCGGGCCCGTGAAGGGGCCGCCTTAGACTTCCATCTCAGCACACCGTCCCGCGTGCCCCGCGACGCGAGCGCACCGAACGACGCCGAACGACCCGCCCCGCGCCATGTGGTTAACGCACCGCGCGGGCTGTGGCTCTGCCGGCACGTGCTCCGCGACGTATGCCGCAAGCTCGGCGGCGCCCTTCTCCGACAGGTCGCCACGGAAGCGACGAATCATGTCGGACAACTCGGCCGACATCTCCTCAAGGTGCTCGCGCACCGCCTCGGGGAGAAAGCGACGGGTTCCGAGTGCCGCGTTGACCATCTCTTCGGCCGCGACGGCGACCGGGGCGCGCTTTCGGTTGCGCTCCAAGGTCGCGGCGTCATCGGCGGCGACGCGTCGATAGTGGGATGTAGCTTCGGGGCCGTAGGCGCGCATCAGTGGAGCACCACGACGACGAAGCCTAACCGAACAAGGATGCCAGCCACCACGAACCCGAGCGCCGCCGCGGCCAAGCCACCAACGAAGAAGCCCACGCGCCACGCGGAGCCGTCGTCCTCGATGAAAACGGTACGCTCGCGGGGCGTGAAGGCGAGCACATCGCCCTCGCGCCGGTTGCGCTCGCCGTAGAGCCGGACCGCGGCACTCACAGGTCAACCCATTCGTCAGAGACGAACCCGTCCGCGGCGATGGTCGAAAGGCACGCCGTCTGCGCGTTGGTGGTCCGGTTGTCCACGAAGCGCGGGAGCGAGCACGCCGCGCACACGCCGCGGACCCGGAGCGACGGGAGGTCCACGACGTCGACCGCCGCGGAGCACTTCGGGCACCGGAGTGGAAGGGCGCGGGTTGTGGGGTCTACGGCGCCGCTACACTGCGGCTTGTGGCCCGTCGGATAACTCGAAGTTATGCACCCGGTCACGTGATTAGCCTCCTATGCCGCGCGCTTGCGCGTCTTTCGAGCCTTGCGGGCGACGCCCAGGCGGCGGCGGCGCTTCATCTCGGCGGACCGCTCGGCCTCGGACATCTCAGCCCACTTCGAGCGACCGGCCGCGCTTTGGTGCGCCCGCGTCAACGTCTTCGCCCGGAGTTTCCCGAGGGCGACGGCGGCGGGATTGTTTGCCATAGGCGCCACCTTATCGAACCTCCGATGGCGTGTCAAGCTCTGTTTTCGCGTGCGTTTCGGCGAACGCCTTGGCGGTCATCGCGGCCACCGGTTTGGGCCCTCCGTCGGGGAGAGTGGCGACGTCCGCCCGGCGGCCAGGAAGGCGGCCTCCGTCTCGGGCGAGTCGTCGACCTTGAGGGCCGAACCCGATCACGCCGGACGGGGACTCGGGCTCGCGCCGGTAGAGCGTCACGAGGTAACGCCCGCAGAACGGCCTGGCCCGCGCGTGCGAATAGCGCGGGTCGGCGAGGGCGTCGGCGAGCGTCAAGCGGGGGCGAGCGTCGATCATGGCGGACTTCCCTTCAATCCCAATACGGGGCGCCGAGGACTTCCGGCTTCTGGCCGCGGGCCCGGGCGATGTATTCGCGCCGGTAGTCGTGGCTCGCGGGGATGCTCACGCCTTGCTGATGGATCTTTTCGAGGCCGAGGGCGAGCCCGAGCAAGGACAGGTCCGCGGGGTTCGTGGTGTAGCCGTCCTTGCGCGCCGGCGGCGCGTCGATCGTGATCCAACCCCACGCCGTGCCGCGGCCACCCTTGACGCTCCAGGCCCGGCCGGTGCGCTCGCGGAGGGCGGCGCGGATGATGCGAATGGCTTCGTCCCGGACCGTTTCGTTCGTGGCTTCGTTTTCCATGGGCCTAGAGTCTCACGCCTCCGCTGGCTTGTCAAGCACTTTCTTTCGCCTTTTTTGGGCCCCCGAAAAGGCGCCCTTGGCGCGGCCGAATTGAGTCCGCCGCCTCGTCGGCCGCCTGGGGGTCGGACCTGTGGAGATGGGTATAGGCCCGCGTCGTGGCCGGGTCGGAGTGGCCCGCCTGCTCTTGGATCAACGCCGGGTCCTGGCCGAGCACCGCGCGAAACGAGATCCACGAATGCCGCAGGCCGTGAGGCGTGAGCTTGGGCAAGCCCGCCGTCGCGAGTGCGCGCGCGAGGGCCTTGCGAAGCCGCTTTCGTCCAGCGGCGTTGTGCTCGGGCACGATGCCGAGAACCCACGGGGACCCGTCGCGACGCCCCGCCCGTAGGCCAGCCTCAAACTGGCGCGCTCGCTCATGCCGCAACACCTCGACGAGCACCGCGGGGAGGTCGATGAGACGCTCACCGCTCGCGGACTTCGGCTCGCCTATCCGTCCCTTCGGCGACACTTGCCGTCGTATCACGGCCCGGTGCCCGTCGAGGTCCACGTCGTCCCACCGAAGCCCGGTCGCCTCGCCGATGCGGAGCCCCGTGTATGCGATGAGCGCGAGGCCCGCCCATTCTGGCCCGCCCTCGGCCCGCTCTAGAAATGCGCGGGCGGCGTCGGTGCTCTCGAACCATCGGACGACGTGCGGGGGCCTCGGGAGACGAAGCGACGAGACGAGCCGGTCCGCCGGGTTCGCGTCGAGGAGGCCCTCGCCCATCGCGTCGCGCAAGCACACCTTGACCACCGCGACCCGGAGGACCAGAGACTTCCGCGAGGCCCCAACGGCGATCATCGCATTCGCCCAGGCGAGGAGCGCCGGCCGGCGTAGCTCGTTGAGTCGCACGTCGGCCACGGCCCCGAGGTGGAGCCGGACGACCCGCTCATATGCGAGCCGCGTCTGCTCGCGCAGCACGCCCCGCGCTTCGAGCGCCTTGATTCGTTCAAGCCACGTCCGCCCCCACGCGGCGAGCGTTGGGCAATCCGGCATTTGGGACCCCCCGGGAGGGTTAGACGTGGAGTATAGACCCGCTGGTCAAGACGGCCGACTTTCGGCCACGGAAGATTTCTCGGGGTGTGTCGCTAATTCTCTTGACAAGCCAGCGGAGGCGTGAGAGTATACGCGCATGGACAACGCGAACGGCAATCCGGCCGACGCAAACAAGGGAGGCCACATGGCCACGTCTTCCGACCTTTCCCGCGTCCGCACTCTCTCCTCGGTCGTCTTCGGCGAGTGCTCGCGCTTCCGTCTCGACGAGTTCCGCACGCGCTTCGGGACAACGGAGTGGTTCGTGATGGACGCGGAGCGCCCCGACACGATGGGCTTCCCGTCCGTCATCCGTCAGGCCGCGACGCGGGCTGAGGCCCTGGCCGGCCTCGCGCCCGAAGGGCGTATCTGCGGGCATGCGGCCCACGTCATCCGTTGTGACGGTTGCCGCGACTTCCATAACCGAACGGTCGGCTCGCGGTCGGTCCGATGAGCGCGAAGAGGACGTGCGGGGCGTGTGGGGGTCGTGGGTCGGTGCTGACGGCGCAGGTCGTCCCGGGCCAGCGCTACGAGGCTCCCTGCCCCGTCTACACAGGCTCCGGGCAAGTAGACGCCAAGGACGCCCCGGCGGAGCCTGACACCACGCCGCGAATCGGACGCATCGACCTCGACGGGGACTCGGTCCGCCGATGGGCCTTCCAGGCTCGGGGCCTTTTGGGGCGTCCCCATTCGCGTATTCGAGCGCACCCTGTCCGCCGGCGGCGTGAGCACGTCGGTTTGGGTTGCCATCGTATGGCCGAAGGGCTCGAAGGGGTCGGCGCGATGAATGCCCGGTTCCGCGTGTTCGGGTCTTTCGACCGCCCCACAAGCCAGCAAGCGACCGTGACCGTAGACCGCGCCGCTGGCCTTTTCTCTGTGCGGCCCTACCGGTCCCGGCGGGCCTATACGGTGCCGCTCGCGGCCGTGGCGGCGGTCGTGGTGGCGCGGCTACTCAAGGCCGAGGCGAACGAAAGGGCGCGGGCCCGGCACGAACGGCAGGCCGCGAAACGAAAGGGGCGGGCATGAAGATTCGGAACAAGACAGACTATCCGACCCGAGCCATCCGGCGCGTGTTGTGCGAGGTCTACCGGCGCACGTCGAAGACGGAGGGCGCCCTCCCGCAATGGGCCAGAGTCCGCTTCGTCGTGGTCTACTCATGCCAGGGCGGCGAAAGCGGCTACGCCTACCGGCGCGGGACCTTGTCGCGGCTCCGCATTGGACGCGGCGGCATCGACCCGGCCCGGCTCGCCCGGCTCGCGGATCACGAGCTTTTGCACCTCTACGGACACCGCCACGCCGGGATGCCGTGCGCCCTCGGGGAGATGTACTGGACGCGCGAGTATCTCGACCGCTTCGCCTGGGCCAGCGACCTCGTGGGCGAGATGATGCTCGAGGCCGCGGCCCCCGAGCGGCCCGGCCTCGACGAGCGACGGGCCCGGCGCATGGAACAGACCGCGGCGGCGATCGCTCGATGGGAGCCCAAGCTGAAGCGCGCCGAAAACGCCCTCCGGAAACTCCGCGCCCGAGCACGCCGTCTCGTGGCCGTGGCGCCGGGGCTCGCGGTCGCGGCGTCGCCCAGCGGTCGCCGATGACGCGGCCCGGGCGTATCATCGGGCCCATGGGGGGCCTTCAGTTTTACTCATGTTGCGGAGAAGATGCGCCGGGCCCACATGCGACAAGGCCCTAGACGGCCCCGCCCTCGTGGCACGGCTCGCTGTGGTGAGCGTGCGCCATACCGTCCGTCGCTCGGCAGAACAAGCAGGGCCAGGGGCGGCAGATTGCCCCTGGCCCGCCCTCGTGGCCGAGGCGGCGCGGTCGTGACTCTTGCCCTGCTCGCCTCCGTGCGTCGCGCCACCGTGGCTAGCAAGGCCCGTATATGCGCCTCGTGGCGCGGGCCGTTGACCACGAACACGCCCCGTGGCGCCTCCTGTTTTTCTTCCAGAAAGGACGTGACGGAAATGAGGACGCTACTCGTCGCTTTGGTCGCCCTGGTCGCCTTGCGCGCGGAGGCCGCCCCCGTGGGTCCCTTGTCCGTGTACCTACTCGATGCCCCTTGCAGGTTGCTCGACACCAGGGGAACGAACCGCATCCAGGCCGCCGGCTTCCTGCTCTTCAGGGTGCAAGGTCATTGCGGCGTCCCGGAGGGCGCGGAGGGCGCCATTCTCAATGTGACGGTGGCCGGGCCTGATGCTGAGGGATTCCTGACCGTGTTTGCGGCGGCCTTGCTGGACATACCCATGACGTCCAGTGTGAACTATGCGGCAGGCCAGACGACCGCGAACGCTGTCACCGTCCGGCTCGCGTCACGACCGTACACGAGGACTACGCCGAGCCCAGACGCAATCCTGTACTCGCTCGCCGGCACCGACGTGGTAGTCGACGTAGTCGGCTATCTACGCTGACGGTTCCGGCTCTGCGTTCTCCAAGAGCGCCACGACGCGCTGCTGCTTGGCGAGAGCGAAGGTTGGCCAGTCTGGCGCCTGCACTGCCTCAACGAGCAGGTCGCGCTCACGGACTTCAAGCGTGACCGTGCAGCCCTTCCCGTTCAGCGTGAGTAGCTCAAGGTCGGGATTGCCTGTCTGCTCTGCCGGCTTCGGCGTCCCGACGCGCGCGAGTTTCTCCAGCGTGGAAGCCGCAACGGTCCGCCGCTCTTTGCCGCCCCGGAAAACGGCCAGCGATTCGTAAGCCAGCTCGTAAAGCCGCGCCCCGTCCGGTCCGTCGAATCTCACGATACGGTTGACCACCACATCCTCCTATTTCCAGACCGGAACCCAGAACGCGGTGCCAGTGACATCTTTGAACTTAATCCAGGTATTCTGAGCGGCCGTGGCCGGGCCGCCGCCGCCGATCGTCCCCAGCGTCGGGGCCGCACCGCCGCCCAACGCAATCAGCGAAAGCCCGAAGCGAACGTTGGCGCCGTTGATGTACGCGTCGCCGTCTGACATGACAGTTAGCAGGTTCGTAGTCCTGCTGTAGGTCACCCCCGCAGAACCCCCGCTATTTAGTATCAGTTGGGCGACGATGCCGCCGGAGATTCCGAGCGTTAGATTGGCGTCTCCCACCGACAAGAAGCCAGATGCCGGCGCACCGGTATAGCCCACCGAGAGCCCACCGGCAACGTTGAGCCCAAGGCCATACCAGCCCCCGAGCGTGGTCGTGTCGTTGTTGAACCGAATGACCTCTTCGGTCGATCCGAAAACCTGGGTCGCCGCGCCGTTCTTCTTCGAGCCACCGAGCTGGAGCCCTGGCGCCGTGGGCGTCGCGCTCCCGTTGATGCCCCACACCGTATTGCCAATGGTGTCCGTGTCGGAGAGCCCGAACATGTACGCGCCGCCCGCGGTGCTGCTCCTCTGCCCGATTCCAAGCCACGTGTTCGTGTCGACAAAGGACGCGACGCCTACCGCGGTCGTAATCCCGTGCGCCACGTCGGTGTCCTTGAACAGCAGGAACCGACCCGACGAGAAAACGGAATTGTTCCCGAGGTCCTGCGCGCCGAGCAGATAGTCTCGGACGGCGTTCTCGTTGTCGCGAATATGCGTGTTGAAGAGAGACGCGGTCACCAGCTCGGCCGCAACCCATGTTCGCGGAGTCGTCCAAGCCATGACTTATAGTCCCTTCTTCAAGTGAGCGTCACAGCGGGCGCAGATTGGCGGCGCCGAGCACACGAGCGGTTCGAGGCTTGGCTGGCAATTGCACCACCAGCACGAGCCCGGATCGGTAGGCTCGGGCCACGGGGCGGGCTTCTCTTCGCGCCGGTAGCGGTTGAGATAGCCGCGGTGCCCGTTGTCTCGGTTCACGACGTCGAGCGCGTCGGTGTTCGGGACCTCGCCGCACGTGACGCACCGCGGCGGCGCGGTCGGGTCCATCGCGAGGCCCTCGCCGTCGACCGCATACGCGGCGAGTGGCTCGACGCCCGGGCGGAAGTCGCCGACGAGCGCGGCCCGCTGGTACCACGCGACGTGTTCGGCTCCGTCGACGATATGGCGCACTTCCCACGGCAACCCGTCGAGCACGTTGGGTTCGCTCATAGCCCGAGCACCGTGTTGGTCCCCAAGGCCGACCCGCCCTCTTCCAACACCCAATAGTCGGTCACGTCGACCATTGGCGACAGGCCCCACGTGCAGTAAATGAGCTTGTTCCGAAACACGAGGTAGACGAACATAATCCGAAACAGTTTGTTGACCCCCGTGGTCGTCTCCGCGATCGTCACAACGTCCCCAGGCTCGCGCGCGAGCGCGTGCAGCATGTGAGTCGACGAGTAGTTTGCCAGGAACGTGACGGACGGAACAATGGTGGCCGAATCCTTGAAGTAGGGGAGCAGGTAGACGCCGACGCCCTTTCCGAACGATGGATCACCTTGATAGGCGAGGTCGAGGTCGATCGGATTCTCACCATATGTCGTGACGCTCGCTGCGTCGCGTTGCTCTACGGTGACGGGGTCATAGTCGTAAATTCCAAACCCGCGAGCCTGAGCCCAAAAGAAGCCCGACACCGTGGCAGATACCACGTACCTGACGCCCTCGGAGCCCGGGCTCGGCGTCATCGTGAGATTGGCGCTTAGGTCCGTACCGAGCCCATCCGCCGCACTGTTGAAATAGTAATCCGTACCGTTGACCATCGCGGGCTGTCCGGCGGCGCCATACATGTTGTAGCCGCTCACTGATGCCGCTTGCTGCGCCGGGTCGCTGTATTGCCCCAGGACCGTGATTGAAGCCGCGCCGCCCTCGACGTTCACGGCCTGAGGCATCGCATATAACACAACGGGATCGCTCGACGTTGGGTCCACGCGCGCACCGTGGGTCTGCATCCGGAACACGTTGAGCACCGATTCGCGCGACACCTCGGCGCCCATGTCCCGCATGGTATCGGTGAGGGTTACTTGGCTCACGTTGTACGGGGACTGCACGAGCTGAGCGCGTGACAGGAACGTGAACGTCCCCGCGGTGCCGGCCGAGGTTCCGCCGCGCATCACGATCAGGCCCAACTCCGACATGGCGACCCGCTGACACTCAGAAATCGCGGAGTATCGCTCGTCCCTCTTCGCCGCCGGCGCGTAGGCGTAGGCGTCGGACCCATTGCCGTAGCTTGTCGCGTTCGGTTGCTTCGGCACGGCCGCGACGATCGCTTGCAGGACCGCCTTTGCGTCGGTGCCAAGGGCCGCAGGGACACCCGAAATGAGGTAACGGCTCGCCTCGCTCATCCAATCCACAGCCACGCACTGAGCGACGCGCCCGATTCGGCCCGCCACGGGCGCGACCTTGTCCAACGTCCCATAGAATTTGTAGTAAGTCACGCCGCCAGAGACGACAGAGAGCCTAACCTTCATTCCGAGCGCAAAGCCTGGTCGCTTGCTCGCGTGATTCGGCGAGTAGTAGCCGACGACGCTTCCGCTGTTCGCAACGTTTTCGAGCGCAAAGCTCAGCGTGCCGGGGGCGGCCACGCGATCCGTCGGGCCGCCGCCTGGGATGCCGTAGCTTAGGCGGATGTCGTTCCCGGCCATGCGAACATCTGAGAGGTTCGCGACGAAGCCCGCCCCGAAATCCATCTCCAAAGACATCGAGGTATAGGCGACGTAAGCCACCGCTACCGCGAGCCCGTCTGTACCGCGTGAAGCACGGCGCGGGCGACGGCGTCGGGGAACTCGCGGCGCAGGCCCTCGATCGAGTTGAGCAACGCTTCGGACGAGACGCCGCCGCGCACGTTCTCGCTCGCGGGGATGACCGCCTCGCCCTGGTGAAGCACCGCGAGGCCCGTACGCGGGACGTAGGGCGTGCCCGACGCATAGCGTGGCGCGTCCGAGCCGTTCTCCCCGCTGTTCGGCCGTCCCGGGTCGTCGTAGACGATCGGCTGATGGATTGGCGGCAGGTTGCGCGGGATGCCCCCGGTGAGTGCGGCCACGAGCTGTTTGATCTGGTCGACGACCTGGGCGAGGCCCTCGCTCAAGGTTTGCGTGAACGAAAGCGCGTCATACTCGGCCTCAGTGAAAGCGTCGCCGTTCTCGTGGACGAGCTTTCCCTGTTCATACAGCGCGGTTATCGTCTTGTGCATCGCCTCTGGAATGGCGACGCCGGACTTGACCGCGGTGTCGACGTACGTCGAGAAATTCGGCCCCATCTTGGAAATGACGGTGTTGACGTCGATGCCCGAGGTCGTGAGAAGCTCGTATTCTTTGATGAGTTGGCCCGCCTGTTTGTCGAGTTCTTGCTGTTTCCACTTCGGCCCAAGCTCGTCGACGGTGAACCCGTATTTTTCGACGGCCGCGTTGAGGTCCTCTTGAGCCTTCCCCTGCATGTCGAGGAGCCCTTGCGTCTCTCCCACAAGGGCGTTGAACTCGGCGACCGTCTTGGCGTCGAAAATCTTTTTGACCATGCCAGACTGGCCGGACTTGTCGAGCTGGGCCGCGAGCTTTTCGAAGCCACCATGAGCCTCAAAAAAGGCGTCCCGCATTTGGTTGACTTGCTTGATCTCTTTATTCCCGAACAGTCCTCCGATCCAACCACCGACCTTCCCCGCAAGGCTTCCGAGCACTGACCCAATGAGCGCGCCCAGGCCCGGGAGCACCGACGACAGGGCCCCGCCCAACGTCTTCCCGAGCGTGTCGGATAGCGTCTTGCCTACGGCCTTCGATGTCCACTCGCCGACTGCCCCGCCCAGGGACGAGCCCACGGCCTTACCAATGTCACCGCCGCCCTGGATCGCGCCGAGGATCACGTTCCCGAGGCCCGCTAGCGCCGTCTTCATCGATGCCCCAAACGACCCCACGGCCTTCCCGGCGTGAAGAAATGCGTCGGCCTGCTCTTGCGTGATCTGTTTCGCTTTGACCATGTCCGCGACGACTTCTTTCGTCACGCGGGACAGGCCCTCATCGGCCTTCGTTTTGTTGATCGTCTCGTAAACGTTCTGACGGATGCCCTCGATGAGCGGGACTTGTTGCTTCGTCACGATCTCGGTTTGTTGCCCGAGGTCGCGCATGCTCGACACCACGAGGCCGCCCGCGTCGCGGAGATGCTCGAAGCCGGACGCCATGAGAGCCACCCGCTTTTCGGCCTCGACGATCGCCGCGCCCTGTTTGATGAGTTCTTCCGTATGCTTTCGCGCGGCGTCCTCGGCCTGCTTCTGCGCCTTGGCCGCGTCCTCGCCGAACTTCTCCGCGTTCGCCGCTAGGTCCGCAAACTTCGCGTCGAGCGACGGCGGCACGATCTTCTCGGGGTCCCACGTAGGCGTCTTAAACTGCGGATCGCCGGCGATGAGTTGCATGGCCCGATGGAGCATCCCCAGCTCAGGAACCGCCTTTTCGGTGAGCACAATGAGCGCGGAAAACCAATCCTTGATAAACCCGCCATTGTCGCGGACGGTGGCCGCGAGACCTCCGACCGCTGCCGCGAGGTCTTTGACGAATCCCAATATCTCCGGGGACCGGGCCACAGTCGCCACGAGTTGCGTCGTCAGGTTCTCCCATGCCTTCTGCGCCTCGCCTGTGGCGTCGCCCAGGTTGTCGAGGTCTTTGACTTGCTGGTTTGACAACTCGCCGAAATCCTCAACCGGCTTGATACCCTCGCGGATCACACGGAGCATTTCGCCCGAGCGGTCGCCGAGGAGTTTCATGGTAGCCGCGGCCTGCTGGCCCGGGTCGTCCATGTCGCCGATCGCCTTAGCGATCTCTTCAAAGGCTTGTTCGGGCTTCAGGCCCTTGAGGTGCTCCACCGAAAAGCCGAGCGACTCGAACGCCTTTGGCGTCAGCTCAAGGCGGCGGGAAAGGTTCAACGCGCCGCGGGCCATCGTTTCGAGCGACACGCCCGCCGGTGCCCCGAGCCGCTCCAAGCGTTGCAAGCCCTCGGCCGACACCCCTGTGGTCGTCGCAAGGTTCGAGAGCTTGTCGGCGGCGTCGAGGGCGTGACTCGTCCATGCGGCGATAGCCGCGGGTATCGACTGAAGCGCACCAAGGAACATCTCGGCGCTCTTCGTCGCCAGTGAAAAGCCGGCGCCGATTCCGACACCGCTCAAGAGCGACTGACCGAACGAAGAGAAGAAGCCCTCCGTCTTTTTCACGCCCTCACCCGTCTTGTCCGCCGCCTTTTGGATCGCGTCAAAGTCTTTCTCGGCAGACGCCACGGCGGCATTGAACTGGTCAAGGTTCATCCGAAGAGACGTGATCAGCTCTCCGACCGTCTGTTGTGCCACTAGACCCGCCCCCACGAGGCGTATATACGGGCCCCGCGTTCGTCCTGGCGCGTCAGGCTAGGCAGGGTGGGGCGATCCATCGTCCGGGTCGTCTCCGATGATCTGGTAGCCGAGGGCGCGCAGCTCGTCCGCGGTCGGCATTCGCCCGAGGCCCGTCTCATCGCCCACGATTTCGGCGTCGTATTCCTGAACCTCGCGCATGATGGGATCGTCTTTCCATGCGTCGATGAGTTCTTTTTTCGCGGTCCTATGGATCGCGTGGGCCTCGGCGTAATGCAAGAGGTCAAGGGCCAAGATGTCGAGTTGTTCGGGGTCGTCATCGAGGGCGCGGGCGGCCACGGACGGGAGTGTGTGGAACTCGCGCGCGACGGCGATAGCTCCCCACATTCTCCGCGCTTCATGGTCGTCCGCGCAGCTCGCATCGGGCCTTCCCTCTAAGAGACGATGAAGGGCGCGGCGGCGTCTTTTGGGACGGCCGCGGCCTCGTCGGGGTCGAGAGGCGGCAATGAAAAGTCGATGATCGCCTCGTGAAGCGTGTCTTGGATCGCGGCGACGATGTCGAGCACTTGGTCTGGCCGAAGGTTCACGCCATCGCAGTCGACCACGCCCGCTACGAGCACCGCGTCCCGGTCGTATTCGTCATAGCGATCCTTGCGGCGCTCGTCGAGCGTCTTGGCGGCCTTGGGGACGGGTGCGGCCCCCACCGGAGTCGCCCCCGCCTGAGCCTCGCGCTCGGCCTTGATCGCGCGGAAGATGTCCGCGCCCATCTCGCCCAGGCCGCGGCGGCGATCGCTTTCGATCGCGTCGGAGCACTTCCGAAGAGACGACCCGGAGAGCATGCGGATTTGGAAATGGTGCCCTTGCACCTCGACCGTCTTTTTGTTCTGACTCGCGTACACGTGAACACCTCGAAAGAGAGAGTTTCAAGGACGGCCCAGGCGGCGCCTCTCTCGCGCCACCCGGGCCGCTTACGGCTTGGGGGCCTACGCCCAACCGGTAGGCGTGCCGGTGAAGCGGATGACCGCCTCATATTCGGAAATCTTGCCCACGGTGCCGATCACGTCGTAGGACACGAGGCGGCATTCGGCCGTGAACGTCTTGGAGTCGCCGGGGGCGAACACGAACGACCGCGTCGCGTCCTGGGGCCCGTCGTCGGGGTCCTTGAACACGACGTGCGGGCCAGTGGTCAACGTGGTATCCCACTTTCCCTTGATGGTGATGTCGGCGATCTCGACGAGCCCAACCGGGGTGTTTTCCTTGTAGGAGACGCCAAACGGGTGCGTCTCCTCGGTGATTGACTCGACCTTCACGCCGCCGATTTCTCGGACGAAAGGCGTGATCACGCGGAGGGTTCCGCCCGGTCCGTCGTCGAACGAAATCGCGAGAGTCTGTCCGCCAAATTTGCCCGCGGCCATAGTCCTTGCTCCTTACGGGTTCCGAGCGAAACCCAGCATGTACTTGAACGACGCCGGCCCGCCGGCGCCCGTGAAATCGAGATTCCCCGCGAGATAGCGGCGGCACGTGCCCGCGGCCGTCTTTCGTTCCGCTCCGCGCGTGGCCGTCGCCGCCGTCATCGCCACGAGGTCGACGAACGTGGAGTTGTCGACGGAGTGGCGAACCGTGACCAGGGCGTTCGTGTAGCCGGCGAGCGTGAGGTCGGTCCACTCGATGTAGGCGACGCCACCGTTGCTCGTGCCGGCGCGCACGAAAGATCCTCCGGTGCCGCCGGTCGTGATGTCCGTCGACACGGTGAACACTAGGGAGCTTTGAACGCTCGCGACCGTCTGAATCGAGTTGATACTCGGAGTCGAGCCCGAATGGCCCGAGACAAGCACGGTATCGCCCGCGGTCAGGCCGTGCGGGGCCGAGCACGTGATCTGGTCATTCGTCGCCGAGGACGCGATAGGGACTACCCGCTGCGGGACGGTCGTGTGATCGACCGATGAGCCGGTTTCGGAGCCGAGCACGTCGGCGGTCTCCGTCACGGCCTGGGAATGCAGGATGACGCCCTGGTCCACCTGCCCCGTTACGAGGTGCGACATGTTCGCCCGCGTGAGCTTGCCGACCTCGGAGAGCACCTCATAGTCTGTCTGGAAGGCGCCAAAGAATCCGAAGAAAGGCTCGCCGATCACGAGGCCCGCGAAGCCGAGGCACACGACCCGCGGCGTGGACTGCGGTCCGAGGGCCCCCGGCGTCCCCGCCTGCATGTCGTGAATGTAGCCGGTCGTCGTGTCGAAGTAGGCGCCCTCTTGCTTCGCCTCGGCTTGGAAAAGGCCCACGGGCGTGACTTCCTTTGCCGTGTCTCCCCCGCCCGTGCTGTCCTCGGTCATGGCTTCCAGCTTCATCGAGAGGGCCTTGACCTTGCTCGACAGCATGTTGTATCCGCCGACGAGCAACCAATAGGACGCCGAGCCCGCCTTGCCTGCGGCCATGCTTTACTCCCCGCCCTCATTGGGCTGTTGCTTCGACGTCTTGGCCCTGGTCGGCTTAGGTGCGATGTGTCCGCCGTCGAGGAGCCACGGGAGCGACTTCGGGTCCACCCGTTCGCATGTCTCGCCCTTCGCGGCCACGACCGCGCCCGCGCGGTTCGTCAGACGTTCGGTCGCCACGTAGTCGGCACCCTTCATGCGCTCACTTCCTTTGTGATCGCGAAATTGACCGCGATGTAGACTCGGGGGTCACGCCGCATCAGAAACGGCGATTGAAGGGGCGTGATTTCGTGGTAAAACGCCGATGTCCCACCGTTCGCCGCCGCGAGCGTCGCGGCCTCGACCGTGGCGAGCCCAAGGAACGCGGCCTCGGCCTTCGCGCGCGGGCCCGTATAGGCCGCAGGCTCGCCCGGTACGGGCTTTGGCCCTCGGGCCACGACTTGGATGGACGGGTTTTCGTAGACCACGCCAGGGGTGCCGAACCCCTTCTCCGCTGGCGCGCCACCGTATTCGTAGACGGCGACGCATTCGTCGATGGTGTCGGGCATCGAGCCGAGAAACAGGTCTACGCCCAGGGTGCCTACGTTGAGCGCGACGAGCTTGGCCGCGACCTCTTGAAGTAGGCTCATCCGCGGGCCTCTTTGGCGACGCGGTTGATGTCGATGCGTTTCGCGAGACGGTCGGCCATGAACGGCCGCGACTCATTGATGGTCGATTCTAGAAACTTCGCTTGGCCGTTCGGGTGATGCGCCTCAAGGTTCTCGTGAACGACCACGGCGTAAGGTGCCGCGGGCCCGCCGACCACGATTTTGACGGAGACTTCGGGGCCGTCGTATTCGGGCGGGAGTGTCTCGTGCGAGCCCTTGAGCGCGCCGGTATCGACCGGGGTGCGCCGCATGGACTCCTTCGCCTCTATCTTCGCTTCCTGATAGAGGGCGCGGCCTACTTCTTTCGGAGCCTCGGCCATGAGCCGGCGAAGCGTCGCCTTCAGGTCGTCCGCACCCTTCATGTGCTCGCTATCAGCCAAGGGCCACGACCAGCATATACGGCTGCCCCGAGGCCGGGTCCGCGAGGCCGGACACGTCAAGGATGGGGCCAGTGGTCCCGTCCGGTAGGACGATCACGTCGCGCGGGTCGATCGGCTCGCGGCGGCCCGCGGCTCCGTTCGGGGCGATCGGTGCCAGGAAGGTCACGGTTGCCCGTTGGAGCACCTCGTGGCCGTCCGCACCGCGGCGAAGGCTTTGCTTCATCTCGACGAGCGCCGGCCTTGCCGTGGCCTGGGCGGGTGCCGGAGTCGCCCATTCGTCTTGACCGACCCAGGGCGTATGGAGCACGTTCGCTTGTAGGGTCGCGGTGATAGACTTCGCGGTTGCAATGCCTGACCGCACGACATCGGCGAGGGCCACTTAGTGCCCCGCCGCCGGCGCCCCGATGGCGTCCTGAATTTCCCGCCGAAATACAGCCTGAGCGCGGAACTGAGCGTCTCTGACCTTGGCCCGGTCCTCGTGCGTTTGCGTCGTGACATGGCCGCAATCCTCCGCAGGGTCGCCGAAGGCGAAGACGAGCACACGAGGGCGCGCCTCGAGGAGGCCGCGGCAATTTTCGAGGCTCAGGAAGACGGGCCCGTCGAGTGACGCGCTCACGACGCCACCTCGGCCAGCTCGGCCACCCGCAACACTACGTGCTCGCGCACGATGCGCCGGGCCCTGTAGCGCCGCGAGGCCGTCCGCGAGGCACACGGTAGCGGGCGCGTCCTGCCCACGACACGCATCGGCCAATAGAACAGCGACGCCTGGATTTTGGCGCCTACCTCGGCGCCCTTCATCGCGGGCCAATAGTTGACGGGGACCCGGTGCGTTATGTCGAGGCCCGACCGAAGGAGGACCACCCGCGATGCCTGGGCGGTCGCACCACGCTCGAAACGGATGCGGAGATAGCGACGCTTCATCCGCGCACCACCTCGCGCATGGCGGCGTCGCGCGAGCGCACGAAGCCCCACTCGGGCGGGAGCAACGCGGCCACGAGGTCGGCGATTGGTTGCGCGACCACGCCGGGGTCGAATTGGAGAGAGACGGGGCCAGCGGTCAAGGCGCGGAGCTTGTTCCGCTCGACGTCGTTGTCGGCCGTACGGTCCGACACGATGAGGAGACGGGCGAGTTCTGCGGTTGCGTTCTTCAGCTCGGGCGGGATTTCCATCGAGCCGACCGCCACGAGGCCGCCGCGACGCATGACCGAGTTGAGCGGCCACTGTAGGGCCTGTGTCGTAGTCGTGGGCGACGCGGCCCACTCGAACATGGCGTCAATCGTTCGAGTCGCCATGATGAGGGCCACCGTTTTCGTGTCGGCATCCGACCCTGTCGCCGCCCATGCGTCGCGAAACAACCGCGAATCGTGGTATGCGTCCGCCTCGGAGACAGTGGCGTAAGAATTCGAGGAGGCCCCCGCCGGCGTCGAGACGAGGGTCGGGGTCGCCATTCTCGAACCCTAGTTGAGGACCACGGTCGAGGCGACCGAAGACGCTCCGGTATAGGTGCCAGCGACAATGAATTTGACCCGGAGCCGATCGCCCAGGAGGCCGTCTTTGATGGTGTCGTCGGCGAGCGTGCCGTCCGTTGGCGTGTACCCGCCGGCGAGGGCGATGTCGAGCCGCACGGCCGACACCTTCGACGCCGTGGTCGTCAGAAAGGCGTGCTGCGCGATATCGACCCACGTCGCCCCGTTGTCGAACGACGTTTGCAGAAACACCTTGCACGACGTCCCGCCGGCGGCACGGATGAATGCGGATTCGATGGCGGCGGCCTTCGTCCCGAACGGAACGCGCACCACGTCCGGCGCAAGGTACGTTCCGGCGGCACCGATCGTCGTCACCGGAAGCAAAGTCACCGCCCGATTTTGAACCTGCGCCCACGCCGACCCGGAGAGGCCGAGCGCGACGAGGGCGCAGAGGACGATCGACCGCAGGCGGGTCACTTTGCGGCCTTGGGCTTTGCGGCCTTGGGCTTTGCGGCCTTGGGCTTTGCGGCCTTGGGCTTTGCGGCCTTGGACGGCTCGTCGCCCTCGCCCTCGCCCTCGGGCCGGATCTCGATGTGGCGCGACGAGTCGAAGTCGCTCGCGTTGATGAGCCCCTGGTGTCCGCCGTGCTCCTCGGTGAAGCGAATCAGCATGGTTTTCATTTGGAGTCCCCCCTTACTCGACGACGTACGTCAAGAGGCAGTCGACGAACGTCGCCACGGTGATCGCCGACCCAACCCGAACGAGGTTTAGTGGCGTGTTCGCATCGTGGCGCGTGAACGAGGCGCCATCGGCCAAGATGACAGCGTTAGACGCGCCCATCCTGAGCAGTGCGCTTTGCGTCAGTGCGGCGACGGCGGCCACGAGTGGGCGAGAGGCCGCGGCGGCCTTGGTCGCCAGGATGTCGACGGACGTGGCGCTCGTGACCGCCCCGCCGATGGCGATCAATGCCGAGTCGATGATCCGGTAGCCGAATCCGGGGATGGCGGGGGCCAACTCGTTCGCCGCCTGCGCCGTGGTGATGAGGTCCGCAACCGCGATCCTCTTGCGCAGGTGACGCGGAACGCCGGGCATGATGAGAATCCCGTTGTAGTGGCGGAACTTGACCGGGGCGCCGAGCCCCTCGGGATACAGTGCGGTGTCCATGTGGACTCCCTGCGGTCGGGGGATTTGTGCGGCGCTTGGGGCGGGGGCCCCGACAAACCCCCGCCCGTCGCGCTACAACTAGCCTGCGATGCGAACGCCGAGTTCCGGACGGGGGACCGCCGAGCCCCACAGGGCGTCGAACGACCATTCGTCCTGATAGAACTGACGGAAGTAGGTCAAGCGGAGAGCGAGGCCGCTTTCGTTGTCGACCGCGGTCGCCTCGGTGGCGCCCTGGCCGGACACGTTCGCGCCGGCCTTCATGGGAGCCATGGCGAAGGCGATGGCGTTGGGGTGCAAGAGAAGGTTGGCCTTGTGGCTCGCCTTCACGGTCACGACCTCGGTCGAGGACTTCGCGGACTTGAGGTTCGGATAGACGGTGATGGCGGTCGTGGGCGCGGTGCCGGTGACGGCGATCGCGACGTAAGTTTGGGTGTCCGCGCCGGCGAACGTGACGACGTCGCCCACGAGAATCGACCCGGTGCCGCCGGTGAGGTTGACGACGCCCTGACCGGCCGCGTTGGTGCCGGTCGTGGTGCCCGCGTTCGTCCACGTGCCCGCGGTGTGGCTCGGCACGAAGGGCGACCACACGGGCTCGACGCCAACGTCGCCGAAATTCTTGTCATAGGTCCGGCGCAGGCCCTTCCAGTTGGCATTCGCCGCGGTGTCCATGATGAGGGCCCGCCGGTCGACGGGCATGACCTGGTCATTCGCGAACCGCTCGGCCGTGAGAAACTCTCCGATGTCGGTCCCGAACGGCGTGGTCCCGGCGACTCCGGAATAGCCGAAGAACTTTTTGTAGTTCAACCACACGTTCTGTTCAATGGTGTTCACGAGGCCCCGGATCGCCTCTTGGATCTGCATCGGGACGATGCCCTTGTCGACCTGCACCGCCTGCTTGTCGGAGAAGTCGAAGGCGGCCCGATACCACTGGTCGAGAGTGATGGGGACCTTCGTCGGGGTCACGGCCGCGGTATCGTTCGGATGCACACCGCCGGGGGTCACGGCGACCGCGGTGATGGGCGCGGGAACGATCACGTTGACCGTGCTCCCGGGAGTGGCCGCGATGATGTCGCTTTCATACTCGCGATTCACGCGGCGGATGAGCTGGATTTGCTCGCGCAGGGTAGCAAGCCCCATCCGCGCGATCGTGGAAAGCATGTTGGTGTCGACGATCAGAGCCATAGTGGCCGAGCCTCAAAAGCGCACATGCGGTGCGCGTCTTTTGGATTGGCCCCCGGGGGCTTGCCATTCGCCCCGGGGCGAAGGCCCTTCGGCGCCAGGAGCGGCGCCACGATCACCGAACTCGCTCAACGACCCCGTGGCGCTTCTGCGCCCTGGCCGCCCGCGCCCTACAGGACGGAGATACCCTCCGTCTTCACCTCGCCGCCGCCCGGCAAACGGAACGTGCTCGGGACAGGCTTGACGCCCGTGCCTCCACCCGTGGGGGCCGCGGTCCCGCCATTCGTCTCGAACGCGAAAGGGTGATCCTTCGCGGCCGATTTGATCCAATCTTCGACCGTGAGCGGTTCCCCGTCCGACCCGAATCGGCCATCGCGGGCGACGACTCGGTCGTCCACGACGCGGAACGCTTCCTCGGCCCGCGACAGGATGAACTCGACCACGTCGGTATTCTTCCGGCCGCCGGCGTCGGTGAACTTTCCCCGCACGGCGTCGCGGATCGCAGCCTTTGCGAGCTTGGCGTCCTTCGCCTTTTCGCGCTCGGCCGATTGCGTGAGCTGGGCCGTGATGGGCGCTAGCGCCGCCTGAATCGCGGCCTGGACGTCGTCGGCGCCCTTGATTCCCTTTTTGTCGAGGGCCTCGGCCTTCGCTTTGAGCGCGGCGTATTCCTCGGGGTCGATCGCCTTGAGCTTTTCCAGCTTGGCGGGGTCGATGCCTGAGAATAGCCCCACCTTCGCGATGGCGGCGTCGATCGTTTCCACTCCGAGCGCGGACATGATCTTCTTCCCGTTGTCGCGGAACTCGGCGAACTTCAGGGCCGGCACATAGCCAGGGAGGCCGTCCCCTTTGACCGCGAGGACGTGCTTTCCGTCCTTCTCCACGTAGAAGGACCGGAGGGCTTCGGGGATTGCGTTGATGTCGGCGACGACAGCGTCGAGTTCAGCCATGCTTTTCTAGGCTCCAAGGGTAGGGGAAGAGTCCACGGGTTTTAGTTTTTCTGTTACGTAACCCCAGCCGCGCATCACGACCTCGCGCATGACTTCGCTTCTGGGGCGGTCCTCGCGGAGGGCCTTCCGGTCAATCGCCTCAACGAGCGCGGGCGGCAGGCTCGCCGAGATGCACACGAGCTTTTCCCCGGGCGCCTTCCGGGGGCGGCCGACCGTGCGCTTTGTGGTGGGGCGGGCCGCGCTCATCGGTCCGGCTCCGTCACGGCCTGCGCACATCGGCAATTCGGATGCGCCGGCGGGCCCGGGAGCGGGCCGACGCTCGTCGGGAACATCGCGCGGAGCGGCACCTGTACGCCGTCGAGCGGCTCGCACACCGGACACGTTTTCTCGTCGTCGGTCGTCAGCCACTCTTTGACCGCCGCCTTCGAGAGGAGCCCGCCCGCCTGGGCGTCGACGTTCGCCGCCCGGTTCCCCGCATTGAGGGCCCCCATGATCTCGGTACGCGCGATCGTGTTGGCCCTCGACCTCAAGAGCCGGTCGGCGTAACGGTCGGTCAGGGTGTTGATCCGGTCGAACGATAGCCCGTCATTTACGAGGCCTGTCCGGTATGTGTCGAGGGCCCCGGCGCGTCGCTCGTCGAGCCCGATCGTTGACTCGATCAGGCGGGCCGCGTCGTAGACGGGTATCCCGGTCCGGATGGACTTGACCACCACGGCACGGATGGCGGCCTCAACCTGTTTCGAGATGTCGACGACGGCGGCGGCGGCCGTGCGCTCCGCGACCTGTTGGGCCTTCGGGTTCTTCCCGTCGAACGAAAACGCCGGGGCCGGAGCCATCAGCGAACCTTGACCGCTATGCTACTATTCGCGGCGGGACGGGGCCGCACGCCTACCCGAGGCGGGTCAGGCTCCACGGGCCGGGGGCGCGCACCCCCGGCCTTTTCTTTTCTCATCGCTTCGCCCTCACGCTCGCCGCTCCCAGCTTGCCGCCTTTGATGGTCGCGTCGTGGACAATGGCGCCCAGGGGCGCGAGGGCTTCCGCCAGGGCTTGCACGAACGGACGCACCGCGCGGTCGACGTCCTTGGGGTCGACGGGACCTTGCCGCCGCATGTAGTTTTGGCGGGCGTGCTCCAGGGCGAGCGCAAGGTCGTTGATCGACCCGGCGGCCCGAACCCGCTCCATGGCCCTCAGGAACGCTCGGGCGAACCTCGGCTCAAACGAGTCGGCGGCGCTATGGATCGGCGCGAAGTCGCGCCGGGCGCGGCGTGTCACGCCGGCCTCCGCTCGGGCAACAGCAACAGCTCGCCACGAGCGCCACGCGCCAGGGCGTCCCTCTGGCGTAGCGCCATCTCGGCGACCTTGAGCAAGGCGCCGGCGGCCGTAAGCTGCGCGTTCGCGACCGAGGGCGAGATGCGCCCGTCCGCGAGGTCCGCGATTATCGCGTCCATGAGCGCGGCAAAGTCGTGGTCGCTCTTGATTCCGCGCACGGCGATCACCTTACTCCGCGGCGTCTTGCCGTCGTCCTTGCCGTCGTCATCCGGTGGCTGGGGTGGCGGCTGGGTTCGCGGCGGACCGAACGGAGCAGCGGCCGACACCACGACCGGGGACTCGCCCTTGATGTCGAACGCCTCAGATAGCTTGCCCGTTTTCGTGTCGAGCCGCTTAAACGTCACGGCGATGTGCCCGAGCGGGCAGAGCATTTCATCTCGCCCCGTGTCCTTGAGCGGCTTGCCGTGGACGGCGCACACCCGCACCCATCGTTCGCTCACGCGCCCACACTCCCCGCTCGCCCGCGCTTCAGCACGCGGCGGGCCGCGCCGAGGTGGGCGTATAGGTCATTGATCCGGCCCCACTGTTCGCCGAGGCGGCGCGCTTCGGCCTCGACGCATGCGGGGCAGTGGAGCCCCTTCGCGTCTTGAGCCCACCGCATCGCGCTCGCGTGGGACCGCCCGCTTCCGGCCCGGTAGAGCCCGCACAGCGTTTCATCGAGTAGGCGCCGGTATGTGATGCCGCAATCGCGGCACGTGGCCCGGCCTCGCCCGGCGCACTGTCGCGCAAGCCACCACGTCGCATTCCACGTGCGTCGAAATACGGGGCTCGGGATGTTGGGCCCGCCTTCGAGGTAGGGCGGCCACCGTTCGTGGAGCAGTCGATAGACCTTATCCTTGCGCCACAGCCGCATCCCCGACACGCGCTCAAACCAGTCAAGAAACGGCCGATACTTCGACGATCGCCCCATGTACATCACGAGGCGGCAGTCCGGCACGAGCACCTCGACGGCGAGGTCGGGCTCGATCTCGAACGCAACGAACTCGCACCCCGCCCGCGTCGCCACGCATCGGCACGGATCGCCTTCGTAATCTAGATGCGGTACGGTGAACGTCCCGAGGGTTTGGCCCTTATAGTGGGACCACGTCACCGATGCTTCGGGCCTCACGTGTCGCTCCGGTAGGCGCGCAGAAACTGGCGCCGGCTCAGCTCGCCGCGCTCGGCCAGGGCCCGAGCCACTCGACGGATGGCGCACATCTCTTTGCGCACGAGCCTTCGGGCGTGCTGGCCCGCGACATTGATGGATATCATCGAGCATCCCAACCGCCGCACGGCGTGGAAGTCGCCCCACGGCAAGAGGTGGCGCGGGCGATTGAACGCGATGCGCTCGGCCTCGTGACCCGCAAGCGCGATCACTGCTCGTGTGATCGGATCGTATCGGCCCGCGCGCTTCGTGTACAACGTTTCCGTGAAACCTCCAACAAGGCCATGGCCGCGCCGATGCGGCACGAGCCAAAGGCGCAAGGTTCGCTCGCCCATTCGCTCCGACGCCACGGCGTGACCGGCCTCATGGATCGCGAAGGCATGGCGCTCCTTCCTGGGCGTATTGCGGAGCAAAAGACCACGGCGAATGCGATAGTCGCTTCGGCTCACGCGATGGTCCCCGCGGCCCGCTTGTCGAATTCGTCAAGCATCATGTTGACCGACGCGGCCCATGTCGAGCCCGTTTCTTCGGCCGCGAGCAGCGCCGCGTGCGCAAGGTGCGTCGTCGCGTGGCCCTGGTCGGGGTCCTCGAACAACGACACGTGCAGGCGGGCGAGCGCCGCGATCGACGCCGGATCGCGGAGGGCGCACACGCGGCGGAAGCTCTGGCGCAGGTATCGGAGCTGCGCGCGCTTCCCGCAATACCCGGCGTACTGGTAGCCCTCGGGAAGGGCGCGGTCAGGCTTCGCGATTCTGCCCCGCGGCACCCTGGCGCCGAGCGGTGTCGGCCAGCCGGAGTGCATCAATCCTCACATCCCGCGTCGGGCGGAAACCCGTATTTTCGTTTCGCTGCGCGCAGCTCGCGCTCGGCGTCCGCTCGCGTAGGCACCACGGACTCGCCGCGATGGACGACGGCCAATCTTGGCCCGGGAAGGTACGGGGTCCCCACGATGAGGACCGCCGGGCGACCCGTCGCTACCTTGACGAGGTCCGGCTTTCCTTCGAGGCCCACGGCGTCACGGTAGACGGGCGGAACCGGGGCCTGGACCCGCGGAGGTCGATAGAACGTGCCGCCGGTGAGTGGCCGCGGGCGTCCGCACCCGCACGCCATGACCATCGCACGCCCTCGCGAGTCCCACCCCACAAGGCACCGGCCGAGACCGTCGTGGCGGACGCGGAGATGATTGCAGCTCAGGCAATGCCGGGCGGCGTCCTCGGCATCCTCGCGCGTCTTGGGCGGGAAACCTGAGGCCCTACGCGAGGCGAGGGTCTCGCCTCGCCACCATCGCACGAACGCGGCCCTACGGTCCACGGGCCAGAGCCACGCCAACAGACGCGCGATCATTCTCCGGCCGGAGCCGGCGGCATCGCGCCGGAAGGCATCGTCTCCGGCTTCGGGCTCAACGCCTCTTCGGCGTCAATCGCCCTCCGCTCCGTGTCGAGGTCCACGCCCTCCCGGGCCCACCCGCCTTCCTGTAGGGCGTGGTAGAGCGTCTCATGCGATGTCGCCCGAGCCTGCCACAGGTTCCGCTGTTCGGTGATCTCGGCAGGGGCGGCCTTGACGTTCGTGAATTCCTGATTGAGCTTGACCGTGATGCCCTGGTCGATTTCGCCCGAGCCGGCCCACCATGCGGCCCACCGCAAAAGAGTCGTCAAGGCGGTCGATGCCGTGCTCGAGATGGTGCGCAGTGCGGCGCCTTCTCCGCTGTGTTTGATCCTTACCGCGGTCGCCGTTTCCGCGGCTATGGCGCTCGGGTCCTCCAAGAGTCGCGCCCCGAGGGTCGCCATTTGGCGCTCTTTCGCGGCCATGGCGTCTAGGATTGCCTTCATCCCCGCGCCCGAGAATTCCAGCACGCCAGCCGCGGCGTCCTTCGGGAGCATCCACGCCATAGACCCGCCGACCTTGAGCGGCTGGCTGTTTGCCGCAAGCCCCGCGGCCCAATAGGTCGGAATGGCCGTGTTGAATAGTCCTTGCTCGTGGTCGGCAGAGTTTCTGAAATGGCCGATGTTCACGTTCCCCAGGTCGATGAGCGGGGGCTTGGTTGGACATGGGTCCACCCCGCCCGCATTGATGAATAGAAACGGGATGAAGTCGAGCGGAACGCCGCGACGCTTCGAGATGATCCAGGGCCCCGGCGTGAATTCGCTCGCCGACCCGACGCGCCGCCACATCCGCGATTGATAGACACCGTCGACGAGCGTCATTTGACGATAGGCCATGACGCACTCGTGGCCAAATTCGGAATCTACCTCCTCGCGCTCCGCAATCACGACCATCACGAGCTGGTCTGGATCGGACCCGACGCGGGCGGTCCGCCAGTTGATGACCGATTCCGCCTCGCGGAGGGCCCAATACGGGAAGGTACCCGCCGGCGCCGCCTCCGACAGGTCAAGGAACACGGCGTAGCGCCCGACCGCCACGAGTTCCGTCACGATCTCGAGGGCCACGGTGTCGAGCGGCTCGTTTTTTCGGGTCAGGTCCTCGGCGTATTGCTTCACGTCGTCGGGCGCGTCGATGACGGGAGGCTTCGCGAACACCGCGCCGGCCAGGGCGACGACGGTGCGCGCGAGCGCGTTATAGAACTGCGCTCGCTCACGGTAGAACCCGAAATCCTCCTGCGTCATCCCGGGCGGTGTCGGAAGGTATTGGAACGTCCGCCCGGAGGGGTCGTATTGCGACCCGGCCTTGACCGCCTCGGCGCCCTCGATGAGCGCGCGCATACGCGCCCAAAGCGGGCGCGCTTCCTTGAACTCGGGATGCTCGGTCGCGACCGTGTCTTGTGCCATGCTCTCCTCTAGGCCCTCGGCTGTCCAGTGAATCGGTTGAACATGCGCGCGGGTTCGGGCCCGCCGTGAAGTTTGTTGAAGGCCCCGGATGAGGCGTCGACTTGGTCCATGTATCCGCTCACGCCGTCGAAGTTTTGAAGCTCGACGAGTAGGGCTTCGTTCCACGGGCCACGGAGCATATCGACGTTGCGCGCCTCGGCCTGCGATGCGAGCGGGCCCGCCCTCGCCAGCTTGGCCCCGGTCACACGCTCCGCATGGACCGCGAACCCGGCAAGATTGCGCACCGTGTTTTCGGCGCTTTCCTTCCCGCCCGAGCCCGGCTCTTGCTCGGTCCAAATCGTCACGTCACCGACGAGCGCCTTGTCTGCCTCGGCCGTCTGTCGGATCACGGTTTCGCGGTTGTGCGCCGACCATTGTCCGCGGGTCACGCCGGCGATGATGACGCGGCCAGAGGAGCGCTTTCCAATCAGCACGCCCGCGGAGAATTTCCCGCCGCCCTCGGTGCCCGCCTTGTCCCAATACCGCACCCACGCCTCGACGTCGGTCGGCATCACTTCAAGGAACGACGCGAACCATGAACGATCGAACACGGTCCCCTTGGTCGCCTTGATTTTCCAATTCCCGCCGAGGAGTCGCTCGCGCTCGACGAGCGGCTGGGCCATAAGCCACGCGCGATAGCCCGGGTCGTTCCGCTCTAGGATGGGGTTGTCGCTCAGCTTGGCCGGGATGAACGTGAGCGACTTCGGCCGAATTTCTCCCGGAGCCCGCTCAGGGAACCGCTTGACCAGCTCCGCGGCCGAGTCGCCCCAGTGAAGCTCTTCGCCCAGGCGGACGAACCATCGCGCGACGCCCGACCGCTCGGCAATGGCATAGCCCGTCAACGGGTCCCACCACCACGAGATGAGCCGGTTGAGCCATCCGCCGACGGGGTCGTCGTCGGGGACCGGGTTGCACGTCGCTCGAACATAGGGGCGAATCCCGGCCCGGGACGATCGGTTCCGAGTGAGGAGATACCAGAACTGGCCCTCCTCAAACTCTTCGAGCTGGTCGAAGCACAAAAGCGGGACCTGGGCCCCGGTCCACTTCTTCGCGTCCTTCAAGTGCTGAAGATGCTTGAAGGCGACGGTCATTCCAGATGGAAAGCGGTATTCGAGGTCGTTCTCGTTCGCCTCCGCGTCGACATACAGCTCGGCCGCCTCGTCCCAAAGGCCGCCCTCGTTTTTGATTTGGGGATAGGTCCGCCGAAAGATGACTGCCCCGAACTGCGGATTTTTCTTGTGGCGCAGGGGTTCGGCGAGTAGACCCCACGTCTTCCCGCCGCCCGCGGCCCCGCCCGCAATGACGATGTCGGCCCGGGCGTACAGGAACGCCTCTTGAGGGCCCCTCTGTGCGCGGAGGTCGACGCGCACCCTTGGGACGTGGGTCGAGGCCGTCGCCACCGTCGCGGCGCCCATCACGACGACCGCCAACCGGAACACGCCTCGCACCTCAGTCGTCGCTCCGCGCCCGCCCGTTGTCGGGGATGTAGAGATGAACCTCGGTTTCCACCGGCCCGCCTCCCTTGCCTGTCACTTCCATCCGATCGTGAAAGCCCTCGACGCCGACGTGGCGACCGGCCAGCTTAAGCGTCCCCGGCTTGTCCCACAGGCGTAGCTCGACCTCGTATCCCGTCCGCGCCTTGTCCCCTGTGCCGAGCAGGACGGGCCGCCGTTTGATCGAAGAGATGGCCGCCAGGGCATTTGGCGGGGCCCCGGGCGCGAGCGACACGTTGCCGAAGTCATCGACGATGTAATGGGTAGCGACGTTCGAGAATGCAAGGGCCTCGGTTTCGGCCAGGACGCGGGCCCGGGTGATCCCGCTTTCCTCGGCCTTGACCGTCTCGCCGGCCTTCACGGCGGCGGCGATGCGAACATTTGCCAACAGGCGAGGCCCGGTCACGTTGGGGTTTCGGGACCCGTATCCGGCACGGACCGCGGCGGCCGAAGCGTTGAGGTCTATCAGGTATTCGCGGACGAACCTGGCATGTTTCGGGCTCAGCCGGTCGAGGGTCTCCTTTAGGGTGCCCCCCTGGGCCGTATATACGGGTCCATGGGCCTTCGGTTTCGGCTTCCCGGCCTTGGCCCTACCCGCCACAGGCGTCGCCCCATTCGGCTGCCTGTGGGGCCTGGGTGTAGCGGGTGCCGTGGGCATGGATTCGGACGCTCCCGGCCTGTTCGCTTGAAGCAAGGGCGTCGAGGTCCTCTATCCAGCCTTCAGGGAAGCCTGAATCGGGACCACTGAAGGGCGCCATAGGGCCACGGGACCCGGGTTCATGGTCGCGATACCCGCCGTCGTGTTTCGGGCGTCCTCCGAAGCGGTTCCACCACGGGACCTGGGCATCACGCGCCATAGGCCGCCCTCTTCTCTGCGGCGATCGCCTGGACTTCCTCAAGGGTCCGGACGGGGGCGAGCCCGCGGTGATCGCGTCTCCAGGGGAGGCGGGGTTGACTCGTGGTATGCCAGCCACCACACCCGCAACGATAGGTGCGCACCCCGACACGCCCCGCGTAGGCCCGGAGGGCGGCGCCGGCGGCGGCCTCGGTGCCGTAGTCTTTCTTCGGGCAGGGGTTCACGATCGCTCCGGTCGATCGACGAGGTCGAGATAGGAGAGCACCTCGCCCGCGATGGCGAAGGCGAGGACGCCGGCGTCCGGAGTGACGCCCGCGCAGATAGAGCGCACCTTGTCCCGTGTCGCTCGGTGCTGGGCCTGGACGCACCGCGTATCGGCCCGGGCTTCGGCGGCGTCGCGGCGGTCGCGCTCGGCGGCCCGCGCTAAGTCCAACAGGTCGGCGAGGGTACATTCGACTCTCACGGTTGCCCTCCATACGCCCACTCGGGGCGTACGCCTTCGGGTCTACGGGGTGGGGCCTCCGGGATGACAAGGCCCTTGGGGACGAAGTGCAGGCAGGAACACACGAGCGCACGGAGGTCGAGACTCTCGCCCGACACGAGGGCGTTGCACGCGCCGAGACCGCCCCCGTGCGTGTGATCGCACGCGCATAGGATTGGGACCAAGGAATAGCGGAGCTTGACCTCGATGTCTTTCGCGCTCGCCATCACGTCCCCTGTCCGATGTCGGAGAGAATGCGGAGCGTGTGGCCGCCATCGTTCGGGAACGTCATGCGGGCGCCGGCGGGCCCGAGGATTTCGTATTCCATGCGGTGCTCCACGAGCCCCGGCGTCAGATAGAAGCCGTTCGGGCCGAGCGCGCCGGGGCCCACCACGAGACCACCGACCGGATAGGCCCCGTCGACAAGGGTCCCGCTCGCCACGTCCCAATCCGTCGCGACCCACTGATAGGTCACGAGGCCGAGCGACGCGGGCGCCGTTATCGCCATCGTCCGAATAAGCCGCGTGCCCGTGCTCAGGATGATGTGCAGGTAGGCCGCGGTCGCGCCGGTGAGGTTGTGAATCCCGCCGATGGTCCCGAGCGCCGAGCCGCGGGGGGCCGGGTCGTGTAGTTCCGCCTCAAGAATCGGCATGGTGTCCCGCTTCTTAAGCCCGAACACCTTGATTTGCTCGGCCATCTATACCTCGGAGGGCGCGAGGCCCGCGCTCGTGATGGACCCGGCGAGCGATGCCGTGGTCGCGTTTGGACTGAGGGCGGCCGTCGTCCACATGGGCGCGAGGTCCGCGGTTGTTCGGCTGTCCTTCAAGGACACGGTGAAGCGGTCGCCGGGGCGACACCTCGGCGCCCATGTGACGCCCGTCGACGTCGCATTGCGCCACCATCGTTTGAGGGCGAGGAGCACGCTACCAGTCCCTTCCCCATCCGGCGTACGTCGTGCCGCCGGCATTCGTAGCCGTGAACGCCATCAGATGCTCGTTCCAATCCACGGCCGTGACCGTGGCCGTGGATTGACCTCCGGCGAAGGTTGCCGTCAGGATGCGATACCAGAACGACGAGGAGTCTATCGGGGAGGCGTACGGGATTGGGGCCGCGGACACTGAATTGATTTGCCACGCGCTGCTCGATGACGGCTGAAATTCGCCCAGGAACGCGGCGGCCACCTCGTCCGTTCCGGTCGTGGTGATCGTCCCTGACGAGGTGCTCGTCCCGCTCCCCTGGTTGTCGTTGCTCGTGTCCTTCGCCACCGTCTTCCCGGAGACGGGCCTAAACTGCATGACCACCAAGTTTCGGAAGGTACGCGCCGCCCCTAACGTCGCCCTAAACGTCGCGGACGAATCCGCGGCGGCGGAAAGGACGTAACACCCTTGGGTGTGGAGCCCGACGGCGTTGTCGTTGACGTCGGCCCCATCGCACGTGAATGTATTCGCTGGACTTCCGCTAACGCTTGCGATGGCGTACGTCGTGGCGGTCGATTCGTGCTTAATCCAGCCGACCAAGAGGTCCCCGGCCGCCACATTCATTACGGTTGAGATGTCGAGCGTTGCCCCGCTGGCCGCGTTGTTCCCGGTCCACGAGCCCATATAGACCCAGCCGGTAGGTGCCGCCTCATTGAGTGCGACCATGGCCGAGGCACAGTCGGCCGCCGTGTATGTCGGGTCGCTCGCCGCACTCGTGCTCTCTGTTGCGATGCGTGATTCGCCCCGGGCCCCCATCGAGGTCGCCGCGGTCCCGCTGTTGCTCGTGCTCGTCGTGGTCGAGCCACCATAGGCGACATAGTCGGTGTCCGCCGTGTACGTCGTGACGTTCGATTCGCACGCGGAGCCGCGGATGAAGAGGTGCTCAGCGCTGACGCCGCTGGCGTCGGTCATCGAGCCCGGGTCGGCCGCGTCGTTGGCGAGCCCGTTCGATCCGGCCGCCAGCGTCACGACGTTCCCGGCGCCCACGGTCCACTCGTCGCACGTCAGGGCCTTACGGGTCGTGCTCGCCGAGTAGGTCATGGTGACGACATCGCCGCTTGTAAGTTGCACCGTCGGCTGGACCCACCAGATGTCGACGATGGCCCCGTTCGCCGCGGTCGAGGTCTGCATGTTGGCATGCTCGATGCCCTTGACCCACACGTTGCCGCGAGCGTCTGTGATCTTCGTGACCTGGGAGTTATCGCCGTCCGTCGTGCCCGAGCCGGTCTCGTCCTTGGCGATGACGCAGACCCCGACGTTGCCCGCCTCCAGGGTGGCGCTCGTCGTCGGCGCCCACGTCGTAGCCGCGGTGCCGTCGTTCCCGACCATGAATGTTCCGACGCGCGTCCACGCGGCCCAGGCGGGCGCGGGCAGAATAGCGAGCGCTATAAGGAGCGCGAGCTTACGGAGCACAAAACCCCGTGACGTCGACAGAGTGGGCGTGTGCGTCGCTTGTCGTGACCGAGATCAATGTGGCGCTCGTCGTCTGTTTCTTCCCGCCAGGAAACAAGATGTTGGCGCCGCGGCCATTGACGGCCTCGAGGTAGAACGGCCCGAGAATGGTCGTCGCGGTGCTGTCCTCGATGAAGAGGTTTAGGGCCGTAGCCGCACCGTTCGAAAACGTCACGCTCTCGATGTAGTTGTAAAGGCCCGTGCCGCAAGAGCCGTGGACGGTCGTGTCGGTGAGCGCGGACGAGCTGTTCTCGTGGTAGCTCCACCGGTGAGGTGGGCCATTGCGCACGAACAGGGCCCCGTTCCTGTCGGTCAAGAGCCGCGTTGCGTCACCGTCCGCGCTCGTGCGGTTCGCGTTCGTGTTGCCGTCCGAGTCCTCGGCCGTCTCCGCATAGCCCGCTATCAATACGGGGTTCCCGGCGACGACCGCGTCGTGTGCGGCTATGCCCTGTGCAATGACGGCGTCGTTTGGCTCGTAGGGCAGCAAGGCATAATTCGGGGTCACTGTCGCCGACCCAGTAATCGCCGTGCTCAGTTTGATCCGGAGTCCCTGCCACCCCTTGTTCGAGACCATGAACGGCTTGTTCGTGCTCGCGACCAGGGTGTAAGGGAGCGTGATTTGCGCCATGGACGAGGACGGGTCGAGCACCGCGTCGGCCGGGACTGTGACCCAATTCGTGTTGTCATAGCTGACCTCGAACGTGATCGCGCCGCCCGAAATGGTCGAGGTCTGGACGAGATGAACAAGGACCGACTTCGCCCCGCTGTTCGAGAAAATCGTTTGCGTCGCGTTCACGGACGTCCCCGAGGTCCACCCCGAAAGGGTCGTGAGCGCGATGCCGGGGAAGATCCGCTCATTCCCGGCTTGGTCCGCCTGTACCGCCATGCTCTGCCCGTTTGTCGGCGCCGGGGCCGTGGTGTTGTAGACGGACCCTGTGACTACCTGATTCGTCGGCGCCGTCGCTGCGCCGACCACCGCATCGAGCGTGGCCCCCGCATTGCCGACCACTCCGACTTTTTGCACGCCCGAGGCGGCCGTGGCCGTGGACGCACCGCCGACCTGGGCGACGTTGGTCGAGGCGTTGCTCGGCGGCGTCGTCGTCACCGTGCCTGTCACGGTCACCGTTCCGGTCTGGACGTGCAGGCGTCCGCTCGCGTCGACCTGCAGCGGCTCGTAGTCCCCATCCGTTGCGCCGGCCGATAGGTCGGTGGCGGTCGCCTCGCGCACGGCCAGGGCCATAACGCCGGTGTGTCCGGTCGAGTGTGCCGAGTCCTCGGCCCTCGATAGGGCCGACACCGTGGCGAGATTGCCGCCCGACTCCAGGGCCAGCGCGGAAGTGTTCAGGTTGGTCCCGGCGTTCGCTGTGATGCTTCCAGAATCGACAATCACGTTGAGGCCCCCGGCCCCGTCCGTCACCGTCACCGAGCCCGAGACCGCAACCGTGCCCGAAACGGGCTGTGTGATCGCGGAGCCGTCGACTTTCAGCGCACCGCCCGAGGCGGCGCCGGTTTGTAGGCGATCCCAATTCGTCCCGTCCCACGCCTCAAGAAATGCGCCCACGGCGGGGGCCGTTGGGTTCGCGGTGTTGTCCGCGAGGGCGGCGGCGGCGGGAAGCTCCGAATCAACAGTGAACGTGCCACTACCGGCGTTTGCTGTGACCGTCCCGCTCACGGGTTGCGTCGCGTCTGCGGCCGTAACCCGGAGCCGGCCGGATGAATCGGTCTGAAGCTCGGTTCGATCCCCGTCCGTGTCAACAAGCGTAGCCGCGGTGTCCTTGCGAACCGCTCCGGCCATCATGACCTTGTCGGCCGCTCCACTCGCGGTATCTTCGTCGTATTGCGTGCCTCCGCCGACGCTCAGCTCGTTCCCGCTCGCGTCGCGCAGGTTGACGTGCAAGGCGCGGTTGGTGGTGATACGCGCAATCCCGACTTTGTCCTCAGCCACCGTGCCAGGTGACGCATCATCGAAGGCGCCCATGACCGGTGTGCCCTGCGTGGTCGAAGCGACATAGGCGGCCCCGTCCGCAGCCGAGGTCCCACCGGAGCCGCCGCAGCCGCTCACGCATTCGACTTGCATCGACCCGCCCGCGGTCGCTGTGACCTGCGCGGTATCGGTGCCGTCCGTGATCTTCATTTGCCCCGTGGAGTCCGAGGCCTGAGTCACGCGGATGGCGCCAGCCGCAGTGCCGTTACCGGTGAGAGTCGTGGCCCCCGCGACCTGAGCGAGGTTGACGCTCTGATTCGCCGGGAGCGCCACGGGGTCTGGCGTCACGAGGAGCTTGGTCATGGACGCCACGCCCTGGACCGTGAGAATATTCCCCGCTGGAGCTCCGGCCGTGCCTGTTCCAGCGACCGCGACGGTACCTGTCACGCGCGTCACGTCGACATCGATGCCGTTCGCCGCGTCGCCTCCCACGAGGGCCCCGGCCGCGGTGATGACCGTGGCCGCTGCGCCATTCCGGAGGCGCCACCCCGACACCGCATCACCGTCTGCCGACACGTCGGCAGGGGCAGCCGCAGAGGCGCGCCCGCCTACCAGCACCGGATTCCCGGACACTGGCGCATCGCTCGCAGCATCTCCCTGCACCTCGGCGTTGAGGCTCGACGCCGTGGGCTGAGTGACCGTCACCGTCCCGGGATTGACGTGCAGCCGCCCAGTGGCGTCGACCTGCAGCGGCTCATAGTCCCCATCTGTCCCGCCCGCCGAAAGGTCGGTGGCCGTCGCCTCTCTGACCGCGAGCGCCATGATCCCGTTGTGCCCCGTCGAGTGGGCCGTGTCCTCGGCCTTGATGACTCCAGCAAGCGTGGTGTCAAGCGCGAGCGCCGAGGTGTTCAGGTTCGTGCCGGCGTTCGCCGTGACGGTCCCACTTACCGGCTGTGTAGCCTGCCAGAAGGTCCCCGAAACGGGCTGTGTGATCGCGGAGCCGTCGACTTTCAGCGCACCGCCCGAGGCGGCGCCGGTTTGTAGGCGATCCCAATTCGTCCCGTCCCACGCCTCAAGAAATGCGCCCACGGCGGGGGCCGTTGGGTTCGCGGTGTTGTCCGCGAGGGCGGCGGCGGCGGGAAGCTCCGAATCAACAGTGAACGTGCCCGAGCCCGTCACGGCGTGCGTCCCCTGCTCGTGGACCTTCAGGAAGCCCGACCCGTCGAGGGCCGTCGGCAGTTGCCCCGTCTTGGTCGCGTCGTAGAATGCACCACCGTCCGACAAGCGAAACGAGAATGGGGCCGCCGCAGTTGTGCGATCCGTCGCGGGCGAAATGAACCCCGAACCGTCCGACAGGCCCATGGGCCAACGGTTCGCGTGCGCGGCGGCGGTGCCCTGGTTCCCCGTGACGGTCCAGGCCCCGGACTGCGCGACGATCGCCCGGAACATCCCGTTCGCGTCGAGCTGGAGCGGAGCATAGTCGCCATCCGCGTCGACGAAACTCCCGCCCGCGTCCTTTCGCACGCCGAGGACAAACGTCCCATACTGCCCCGAGGCGTGGTGGCTGTCCTCGTGGTACGCGGTCGAGGTTTGTGCGAGCACGGTAGCGGGCGCCAGGAGCACGACCAATGCAAGAATCTTTCTCATGTCTCCTCTGTCACTCGCGCGTTGCCCGAGCCCGCGCCCGTCCAAATGCCTGAGATGACGCCGGTATAGCCCCCGTGCCGTTCCCACGACTCGCCCGGGGGAATTCTTCGTGTGTAGACGGTGAGTGACGCCGTGGCAGAGAACGCCACGAGCAAGTCCTCGACGTCTGTCTCGTTCACGATCACGAATCCTCGACGGAGCGCGTTTGCTGCGAGTAACGTTCCGGTCGATACGTTCTGGCCCGAGCTTGTGAGGGCCGCCGTGGAAGGCTCCGGGGTTCGTGTGACGAGGCCATATGCTGCCGCCCCCGGCGCGGCGTTCTTCACGTCGGCAATCTCGGCCGCCGCGAGCCCGGAAAGCCGCGACCGCTCACGGTGGACTTGATTCGCACCGACCGTTACGAGGTCGGTGTCGATCTTTTCTCCGGTCAGATCGTTCGGTGGGCCCTGGACGTAGGAGTCGGCCATCTATACCCCTTCCGCCACTCGCCCGTCGATGGCTTTCTGTAGCGACACCTCGACCGACCCGAACCGCGCGGCGAAGTTGCCAAGCGCGGAATGCACGGCGTCTATGCGCGTCGTGATCTCGCGCCGTTCCCGCTGCTCCGATTGCACTATCCGTTCGATCTCGCTCATGTGGCCGAGCACTTTGGTTTGGTTGGCGTCGAGCGCGCCGAGGCGATCGAACAACCGATGCTCCATTGCGGCTGTCTGTTGGGCCAGGGTTGTTTGATACCGTTCGACCGAACCAACGCGCTCACTCAATGCGCTCACCCTTTTTTCTAGGCCCAACGGGTCGAGCGCCCGCCGCGCGAGCGAGCGATAGACGAGTATGCCCACTCCCGCCAGCTCGAGGGCTTGCAACAGGAGAAAAACGAGCAGCAACGAGAGGAGGTCTGCCATTCAACCGCCACCGCCGTGCTCGTGCGCCTTCTCTTCGAGCCGCTCTAGACGGCGGCCGTGGTCCTCCCGCAGGTTCTCAACGCGCTCGTCTAGTTTTGCAGCGAGCTGGCCGGTAGGGCTTGACGGGATTGCGTGGCGCTCGTTCTTCAGGATTCCAGGTAACGCTTTGTCGGCGGCGCGGAGATCTCCGGACAGCTCCTTAACGTCCGTTTCGATTCGGCCCATCCGGTCACAGTCGCGTTGTTGCTGCGTGTCTATCCGGCCCACCTTGCCGCCGAGGCCGTCCACGTCCTTTTGTAGGCCACGCAGAAACAACAGCGTCGCCGCCCCGACGACGGCCAGGGCGAAGGCGACTAGGCCGAGGGCGGCACTCGGCGAAGTCACGGCGAGTTTGAGCAGGGCGTCCAACGACCGACTTTAGCCTTTGCGCTCTTCGGTCAGTCGCTTGACCTCGGCGGGGGGCGGAACGGCGGGCCGGCCGGCGGGAGCGATGAACCCTTGCTTGACGGCCTCATGCTTGTCCGAGGTCATCACGCCCGCACCGACCAGGAATGTACTCGCCATGCCGAGCCCGAGGACGACTGTGCCGCAGGTCACATGCAATACCGCCAAGATGTCGCGGTCATAGACCGGCGCGCACCCTTGCGCGGCCCACGCAACAGCGCCCGTGACGCCCCAGCCGATGAGCCCTGTCAGAAACTTGTTCCGCTTCAACCAATCCATTCCGCCCCCTGCTCCAAATTTCCGCCCTAGCGACTCGGCCTCACGCTTCGCCGCCCACGTCTTGAGTGCCCCCAGGAGTCCCACCCTTAATCACTCCCGTGTCCGTGTTGGTGCTTTGCCGCGCGGTCGTCCGCGTGAGCCGTGCGCCACCCCTGGGCCCACTTCGCGGCGAGGGCCGGTTCGTCCGCGGGGAACGGGTTGGACTCTAGCGCGCGGTCCTCTTGAAACGCTCGTTTACCCAAGCCGTACGCCTCGACCTTGCGGGCCGTCCGGTCCCCGCGAGCGTTCGCGTTCGTGTTCACGGGAGCACCGTCGAGGAGCACGCCGAGCACGTCGCGCGGTTGCTCGGGTCCGAGCACGACGACGCACGGCACACCGTGACCGAGGCCCCGCCGTCCGCGTCCGCGGAGAATGGGTTGTCCTCGCGCATCGCGGCGCCGAACCACACCGGGAGCCCGTGCTTACGTTCGCAGTCGGCGCGCTTCGCGTGGCCTTCGGGCCAGAACGGGCAAACGATCTGCGCGCGTGGGTCGGAGTTGTGGCTCGGGCAATAGGGCGGCCCGTCATGCGCGCGATCGTTCACCTTGGCGGCGACGAACACGAACCGCTTGGACGGGTCTCGCGGGAGCGGCCATCCGCCAAAGGCGTATTCGGTCGCGTCGGGCGTGCCGGGGTCGCAGGTCGTGGACTCGGCCGGCGCCGGGGGCGGGGTCCTCTGGATCGGCTGCCCCTCTCCGCTCGGTGGCGAGCAGAACGACCGATAGGCCCCGTGGGGCCGGCGCACGCGCCCTTCGGATGTTTCGATCTGGTAATTTTCGACTCGGTTCCCCAGCTTGACAGACATCTCGGAAGCCCGCCCGCCCTCGCCGCTCCGGTAGTCGTAAGTCACCACGAAGCCGCGGGCGGCGACAGCGTCCGCCGTGTTCGCGACGAACACGCGCCAATCGCCGGGACGCTTCGGCCCGTCGAGGCCGCACGTCATCCCCGCCGCCGCGCAGGCGGCGTCTATGCCTGCGTTCACGTCCGTTTCAAAGTGCCCGTATTCGGGGCCGGGACCCTCCCAAGAGTGACACGTGTCGGGTTGTGGCTCCGGGTCGGGCGTCGCGGGTGGCGTGGCGGGGCATGCCGCCGGGCCCGCGACGCGGGTCAGGCCGTCCGCGCAGATCCAGGCCCATGGCTCGCCTGGCCGCTGATCCCAGCAGGCGCGGGCGGTCCCTGTGGCCGCGCAGCCAGGATCGTGAGCCTCCGGCGTGGCCGTGGGGGTCGGGGCAGGGACTGGCACGTCGGGGCACTTTGCCGCGCCGAGGCATAATCCCGACAGGAGAAGTACGCACAGAATGAGAGACTTACGCGACACCCGACCTCCCGTTGTCGCTTTTCTCTTGACAGCAAGCGCTTGCAGGACTATATTGATAGGTATGGAGGCCATGATGATCACGATCAGCAAGACCAACGAGGCGACGGTCAACGTCAACGGCGTGGGCGGCTACTACGAGGCCCTCAACGCCAGCGGCAAGGGCAAGGTCGTTGCCACGATCCAGGGCGCGACCAAGGCCGCGCTTGGCCACGGCGCCCTCGTTGGCTCCACGGTCTGGGCTCTCCGCGATGTCCTGGCCATGGCCGAGCGCGGCGAGCAGGGCCTCTCGGTGGTCAAGTAGATGGGCACCGCAAACCGAGCCGCCGTGTCCCTCGGCCGACGTGGGGGCAAGGCCGGCACCGGGCCGAGCAAGCGCCGCACCCCCGAGCAGTACGCCACGATCCAGGCCCTTGCCTTGGAGACGCGCCGCGTCAAGGCCAAGGTCCGCGAGGACTACCCATCGGTGGAGCGCGTCCGCATCGTGCGCGGTGGCGAGCGTGACGGAGCCGTGGACGCCTTCGGCCCGATGCCAAACACCGACATTGCGGGCTGGTACTTTTTCGGCTGGCTGGCCGACGTGCTGCGCGATGCTCTCGCCTGAGCCCTTCGCGCCAATGCTGGCGATGGCCAGGAGGATGATCAGGATGAGCGCCCAGCCTTGGAGCCCACCCCTCAAGTAGCCCCGGCAGAATGCATCTCGCTCTGCGCCCGGAGCACCGATCAGCCGGTCGAGGATGTCTTGCTTCATCGGCCGCAGAACGGGCATCGCGTGTCTGAAAGCAGTCCCACGCGCTTCTTGGCGAAGAGGCTGGCGAAGAAGCCCACGATCACGCGCACCGCCGTGGTCAGCGCACCCGCGTTGTTGATCGCGTACTGGATCGCGGCGCCTATGTCTTCCTTGCGTCCGCTGCCCGCGAGAGGCCCACCTTCCTGAACTACCGCCATCACGCCTCCTTCATCGCTGCGTCCACCAAGACTTCGCGCCGGGCGGAATCTCCCCGCGCCACCATCTCGCCCTGGCCGGCCCGCGGCTGATGCGGACGCACAGGAGCGCCCAGATCACCAAGATGCAGATACAGCACCACGCGAGCCACGCCAGCACGAGCCCGAGGTCGATCGTCACGAGTAAGCCCTCGGTTAGCTCCATGACGGCTCGCGGAAAAAATGATGGTTCCCGATGGTGGCGCGCGGGCTCATCCCCTCCGTCCACTTCGGTGCCGGGATCGTGGCGGCGTAGTAGTGCGTCGAATCCGCGGTCGGGTCCGCGATATCTCCAGCCACCACGAGGCACGCAATCCCGAAGGCGCGGGCGAAGGACGCCTGGCCTATGTGCGCAGCCTTCATCTTGTCGAGATTCGGGTCGGAAAAAAGCCAGCAACTGAACTGTGATGGCGAGAGGCACACGCGCTGAACCGAGTCGCCCCACCAGCCGAAGTGGGCCTTGTCTGCATGCGCGGCGCGTACCCTGTTCATCACTACCCAGGCCACTCCGGCTTGACCCATGATCGGCTCGCCGCGAGACTCGCCCCAGATCGTTCGAGCGAGGGTGTCTAGCTCACTGGGCGGGACCATGGAGATCCCGGCCGATGTGAGTGGCGCTAGTGGGAGAGAGTTGAACTTGATCTCAGCCAGCGACGGACCTCCAGAGGAACGATGGAAGCCCGGAGGGTGCCGCAGCCCTTCATGCCGGTCTGGCCCCGCCTGTCGAGCAGCGGGTAAGAAACTGCCCGAATCCTACGCGCTAACTTGCTCTCTCGTCAACTGAAATCGCTTCACCCACGCTCACCGTCCGCTGGGGCATCACCACCTCGACCGAGCGGCGGCCCTCGGCCCGCACCGGCCCTAGGAGCACGTGGATGTCAGAGGGGCCACGGTCGCGCATGATCCGGAGTAGCCTGGCCACCGCCTCCTGGCCTAGCCCGCGGGCGAGTGCCTCTGAATCCGTCATGCCTTTGGCTCTGCGGTCACTCGTTTGGCTCGGCCCTGGGCGCGAGTCCTTCGCCACAGTCCGCATGCTTGCGCAGGCCCCACTTCTTACGCTGGCGCCTCCTCGCTTTCACCTGACAGGCCACGCACCTGCGGCTATAGGGGTTGTCGGGCGGCAGCCTGTTCTCGCAATCACGACAACGTCCTTCGGCTTTGAGCCTGACGCTATCGCTCACTTGCCCCTCCCCCACCGATCCTTGATGTAGGCTGCGGACTCCTGCCCGTCGGTGAAGTCCGGCGCGAGGCCAGCCAGAGAGGCGGGAGGCTTCGCGGGGGAGAGGAGGGCGCGGATCGACTTCGCGGCCCAGTCAGCGCCCCAACGGTCTGCAACCTTCGCCGCCTCCTCCATCCCCTCCCGCACCCCGCGCTCGTGGGCTTGGGCCACCTCCTTGACCATGCGCAGTCGGTACTCCTTGCAGTCCTGGCAGGCGCTCGATGCTTCCAACTCCGCGACCTTGGCCTCGGCGGCTCGCGCCAGGGCTACGTTGGTCAGGTTCGTCTGGTAAATCGACTCCTTGTTTCCACGCTCTGCACGCAGCACGTCCTTGAGCCTCTCCACCTCCTCCGCGTTTGCCTGGAGTACCGCGAGAAGGGCAGCGACCCTCTTACGCTTTGAGCAATCACAATCCCTTTCGCTCTTGCCGATGTAGCTGGAGCCACAATATCTAAACCCGGTCTCACGGTCGTGCGGCCCCGCCAGCTCCTCCGCCTGCTTCTGGAGATCGGTGGTCATCGCTCTTCCTTTGCTGATCCGGTAGCTTCCCAGTCCACGATTTCCTGCCCGGCATCAAGATCGAAGGTGCCGCCGTCCACTAGGGCGCGAGCGTCTTCGGCCGTTTCAGCTTCTACCTGCGTGGTCCCCTGAACCGTCGCCCGATATGGCACGGACCACCACTTCCTGCTCACTTCTCCCCCTTCCCGAGAGCGCGGATCGCCCCCGCTCTACATGGTGCTGCCACGCCGTGATGCCACCACGTCCGCACCGACAAGTCCTGCGGGTCGCAATCGGCGGGGACATCGCGGGCGCAGTCGAGACACGTCGCCCTCGCCGCCTCCTCGAACGCCGCAGCCCGTGCCGCTCGCAGCTTCCACCGAAGCGCGTTGTTCTCGTCTTGG